GTGCTGATCGCCGGGCCCTGCGGCACCGGCAAGAGCCATCTGGCGCAGGCCCTCGGGCACTGCGCGGTGCGCCAGGGGCAGGACGTGGTGTTTGCGTCCTGTGCGCAGCTGCTCGCCAGCCTCAACGCGGCGCGGGCGATCGGCCACTACGAGCGAAAGCTCCAGCAGCTGGCCCGGGTGCCGGTGCTGATCATCGACGACTTTGGCCTCAAGCCGCTGCGCGCCCCGGCCGACGAGGATCTGCACGATCTGATCGCCGAGCGCTACGAGCAGGCCGCCACCATCGTCACCAGCAACCTCGACTTCACCGAGTGGGACCAGGCCTTCCCGGGCAACCGCCTGCTCGCCTCGGCCACCGTCGATCGGCTGCGCCACAACGCCTATTGCCTGACCCTCGACGGGGCGTCCTACCGCGCCCCGCGGCAGGGTAAGCAGAGGTGAGATATTCCCCAGGGCCTGAGCGAGATAAATCCGGGATTTAGTGGGCGGTAGGGGGAAATAGCGGGCGGCCGGGTGAAAATGTGTTTTCAGTGGCGAAAGCCCGCGGCGCGGCGCAAATCAGGTTTCGGAAAGGTAGTTCAGGAGGATGTCGAGCACGGCCGCCTGATCGCCTTCCGACAATGTACCAGCCTCCGGATCGGCTGCAAGCATGCCGCGCCTCGGCATGTGTTTGGTCCCGAACTCATGATATGCCGCGTAGGGCTGATCGAAGCCATAAGTCATGCTCGTCGCGTCCGCCGTGTAGCTCCGCCCCCCCAGCATGTCACCGAGGCGATCGAGCAGCCGGCCATGTCCGTTCTCGGGGTAGCTCTTGCGCGTCGATTCCGCCCACGGCGACCATGGTACGCCCATCGGGTCGCTCTCAGTCTCGAAGCGATCCGACACCCGTTTATCCATCGCCGCGCCGATATCATCCATCAGTGGCGTCAAGTCCTGGGACTTGCGCATAAGGCCGTGCAGGAATTCGAGGATCGCCTCGTCGTTGATGCTGATCGTGACACTCATGTTTGCTATCCTTGAATGACTCTGAGCGGGTAGAGCCCCATTCAGGCAGACGGGACGTAGTCCTCAACGTGCTGGCCAGCTCGGGCAACCGGACGGCGCGGGATTACGGTGACGCGGGTTCGAATCCCGCCCTCGCTCAGAGCGCCCCCTCCAACACGTCAAAGCCGCGCAACGAATTCACGTCTTCCACCCGGCCGGACCGGACGATGTTCGCGCGAATCTTCTTCCCGCCGTCCTTTACCCTGTAATCCAGCTCGACGACCAGCTTGCCCGTCTGGTTCGGCATGTCAAACACCATCAGCAAGGCTGGCAGGTTTGTCTTCGTCGTATCCAGCAGCACGGCCTTCTGCGCCATCAGATGCCGCGGCAGGTCGGCATACCAGTCCTCGGGCAGCGGCGACGTCTTCGCCGAGCGAAAGCTGTGCACCACATCCTCGTCGCGAACACTCATGATCGCCGATTCCGGCGCCATGTCTCGCCTATAGAGCCCGTCCAGCACCACGGGCGACAGCGCCCCCACGTGGCGCAGCTCCCCACGGGTCTTGACCGCATAGTTCTCACCGGCAGCGGCCGCCCTCTCGGCCTGGCGCACCTCCCCAATCCACTGCCTGGAGAATCCGCCGAAGTCCTTGGTCAGTGCGTCAAGCACCTTATCGTTGCGCAGCGCCTCCTGTACGGCAACGCTGGCCGTGCGCGGATCGGTCACCAAGGCCTTGTCGAGCAGCCGCTTGCCCTTCTCGGCCAGCCCGGCCTTGCCCGGGTTGTAGCCAAAACCCGGATCGATGCCCACCGGCACCTCTACCACCTCTCCGGTACGCTGATTCACCCACTCCCGTGTCCCTGTTTCCGGCGCAACCTTGATCAGCGGCGCCCCTGTCGGCGCCACCGCTGCGTCGTAGTCGCGCTGGCTGATCGCTACCACCCTACAACGGCACCGCCATCCGTTTGGCGGCCAGTGTGATTGCCAGAACGGGTCATCAACAGGCAGCGTCACGTTGTTCCACACCGCGTGAGATGCCCGCACGCGTTCATCGCCCTTGGTCACATACCTGATGTACGGATGCGATGCTTTGGTCCGTTGCACGCGCTCCCACTGCCCTGCCGAATAGGCCATCCGCGTGTTTACATCGAAAATCAGCTTAAGCCGGGCCGGATTGAACACCGTGGTCACGGCATCCCCCGTTTCCGGGTCGATCACCGTCTTTTCGCCCCACCAGCCAGCCTTGCTGAGCAGTGCCTCGCCGTTCCGCATGTAGTCCCGCCGGGTCAGATCCCCCCCGACCGATCGGGTGATCTGATCGCGGATACCTTCCACCAGATCCAACCGGGCCAACCGAGACACCGTGAACTGCCGGGCATGCTCGTCTTGCCACACATCCCGCCAGTCATAGCTCACCCTGGCCGAGTCCCGGCCGGCCATGTATGCCACCGCCTCGGCCGGCTTCAGCCGATAGGCGTCCGCGAATGCCTGCGCAGCCGACTCAGGCATTGCTCACCCCCGATATCCCTGCAAAACGCGCCGTCGACGCCGCCTTTGTGAGGTCTTGCTCGAGCAGGGCCGGGTCCATCTTCGCGAGCAGCGCCGGCAACCGGGCCAGGAACTCGCCCGCTGTCTCCCCGGCCTGCACCGCCGCGTCCAGCTCCGCCTGCAGCGCCGTAGCAAAGGGCTGCATCATCGGTTTCCAGCCGGCCAGCGCCTCATCGACAAGCACATCAATGGCATCGGCGCTGCCCGCCTCCGCAAAATTCACGTCCTTCGCATCATCCACGCCACCACCCGCCGGTTTCGTGGCCGGCGGTACCGGCCGAGATCCTGGCGGCGTCGCTGCCGCCTTCCTGCTCCACCCCTCGCCGTACTTCTCCCGCGCCGCCTCTTCGCTCAGCTCGAAGCCCATCTCGGACACGTTCTTATCCGTCTCCGACTCGGCCTTCTTGTCTTCCTCTTCGGCAATCTCGCGGAACACCTGGCACGGCGCCAGGCCGTTCAGTTCGCAAATCCACGCCACCAGCGTCTCGTTCAGCGTCGCCGACAGCAAATCCGAATCCGCCTGCACCAGGTCCAGCCGCACCGCCGCGCGCTCCTTGCTCGCCGCCGCCAGCGCGCCGCCGCCGCTGGTGCGCGGCTCCTGGCCCAGCAGCACCTCGGCAATCCAGTCATCCATGTACTCACATAGCGCCTGCTGCGTCGTCACCGACCCGGTCAACTTGGTTTCCAGCAGATCGATCAGCATGCCTTCGGGCGTCATCAGCACGCCGTCGTTCGACATCGCCTTCAGCGCGGAAAACAGCGTCGCCTTCTCCTTCGGCGAAGCGTTGCGCGGATAGCGGCCCCACGGCGTCGGTGAACCGAAGCGGTCATTCAGCTTGTTCCAGGCAATGATGCCCTTGCGCTTGAAGAACACCGGCCAGTACAACTGCAGCCCGAGGCCCGTGCCATACGGATTGTCATCCTCCGGATTGACCCGATGGGCGATGAACTTGCGCGCCGGCAGCGCCTCGCCGGTCAGCATGTTGGACTGGGTCAGCAGGCGCAGTTCCGGCGGCGCATGCTCGTCGGTCTGCACGTACTTGAAGCGCCGCTGCGCCCGCTTCATGATGCGCGCCGGCACGTAATACCCGTCGCGCACGGTCCACACGATCTCCATCACCGCAAAACCGCGCAGCAGCGCATCCAGCAAATCCTGGCACACCTGGTCGAACGCGCAGCGCTTCAGGATGTCGCTGACGATCACGGCATCTGCCGACTGCGCCGCACCGTCCTGCACCGGCACCACCTGCCACTCGCGGCCCACCAGGGCCAGCTTGCGCTTTTGCAGGCCGGAGAACACCTTTCCATCGCGCTTCAAGTCGCGGTAAATCTCGCCGTTCGGATCGCCCTTCTCGATCAGCAGCGGGTCCGCCGTCTGGATGACCCCCATGTAGTGCTGCTCGAACGGATCGCGCAGCCGGCTCGCAACTTCCGTTTCCAGCTCCGGCGCCGCCGTGCTCATCTTAGCCATACAGGAACCCTTCCGCGTCGGCGCCGCGCGCCACGCCATCGCTCATATACTCAATCGGTGCCGCCGGATCGCTCGCCGCATGGATCGCCAGCGCCAGCGCCCAGAAGCGGTCCGCGTGGCCATCGGGCGTGCTCTCCGCCACAAAGCGGATGTTGCCGGCCGTCGTCGTCACCTTCTGCACCTTGCGCAGGTCCGCGCGGATCGTCGGATCGTCCGGAATGCGCAGCATCCGGTCTTCCATCGCCCCCTTCAGCGGATAGGCCAGCGCCTCCTTCACCTGGGCCGAGAAGTTCACCGCCTCCACCCGCTGCTCGCCAAACTCATCCTGCGCATCGTCGGCCCACCCGATGCCCATGCCCGTCGCGTCGATGCAGATGCGGTCGCAGCGCGCAAACCACGGCCACAGCACCGCCTCCTGCGCGCTCTTGCGCATGCGTTCCAGCGTCTCCACATGGCGCGTGTACAGCACATCGCCCAGCTGCTCGACCACCCACAACACCGTCAAATCCTTCTTGCGGCCGATGTCCACCCCGCAGAACAGCCGCCCGGTAAAGGGGCCGTCCAGGCCACGCTGCCAATCGGTGCCGCTGTACTCGCAGCCGGTGATCAGCCCATATTCCAGAAACTTCGCATCGTCGTCGGCCGGAATGCACATGTATTCCTGGTCGAACGACTCCTCATCGGCCGCGCCCCCCCGCACGAAGTCGAAGTACGCCGCCTCGTCCATATCCTGCTGCTCCGCATCGGCCGGCAGCGCCTGCTGCAGCTTGTACAAAAACCCCTGCTCCAGCGCATCCTGCAGCGTCACCCGGTGCAGGCTGATGCGTTTCGGGTTGCCCTTCTCGCGGGCCTCGCGGATCAGGCCGTTGAAGAAGCTGTTCGAGCCCCGGTGCGTGCTCACGATCTCCATGCTGCCGCCCCAAGTGATGCCCGGATACGCGATCGCCCACAGCTTGCGCTGGTCGGCATGCAGCGCGAATTCATCCAGAATGCGGCTGCCGCGCTTGCCGGCCTGCGCGTCCGGGTTGCTGCTCATGCTGTGGATGCGCCGCCCGCTCGCAAACTGCAGCACATAGGCGCTGAGCTTCTTCTCCGGGTCGATCACCTGCTCGCCCAAATCCTTCGCCGCCAGGTTCATGATCCCGGCCCACAGCTTGCAGTCCTCGATGAACAGCCGCGCCTGGATGTCATCGCGGCTGCTCACCCACTCATCGTGGCGCGCCCCCTGCGCGGCCGCCCGCTCGTCGGCGCCATAGGCCGTCGACCAGCTGATCCCGATCTGGCGCGATTTCTCCATCAACTTGATGCGCGATCCATCCTGAATCCACCTGGATTGAAACGGCAGAAAGATCGCGTCCGGATTGGCCGGGATGACCTTCGCGCGGCCTTTGCGCATGGCCATCACACAATCCCCAACGCCTCGCGGATCGCCCGCTTGGTGTCTTCGGTCACGCCGGCCTTGCTGCCCATCGCCTCGAGCTTGGCCTTCTGCTCCTCGAGCAGCTTCTCGCGCGCCAGGCGTTCCACCTCGCGCCGCTCCTTCAAATTCAACGACCGGGCCTCCTGCGCCGTCTTTGCCGCCCGCGCCAGGTCCAGCACATCGCCGATATCCATCTCATCGCCGCTCTGCAGCTTGCCCATCGCGTAGCGGCTGGTCAGCGTGGTCACCGCCTGGGCCAGCAGCGCGCCGCTCTTGGCGTCGAAATCCTCGCCCAGCTCGCCCACCAGCGCTTCGGCTGCCGCGGCCATCTCGCGCTCGTGGGCGATCATCTCGTCCACGCTCGCCCGGTGCCGGCCCAGCGCCGAGCGGCTCGGCGTCGGCTCGGCCGGAAACTCCGTTTCCAGCTCAGCGCGCAGCTCGTCCAGCGTCAGGCGGTTCTCGCGCAGCGCACGGAAAACGTATTTCCGAAACTCATCTGAGCGCTGGTCGATCGTGCTCTTGCGGCCCATCGTCAGATCCTCGGGCGCTTCACGCCCTCGACGGTGATCCGCCCCTTCACGGCCAGCTCACCGCGCTCGCGCAGCGTCGCCAGCAGCACCGCCCCGGCCGTCTCGATCTCCACCAGCTCGTTCTCCTCCAGCCAGCGCAGTTCGCGCTTCACCGCGGGCAAGTCCAGCGCGTGGCCGTACTTCTCGTCCAGAATCGTGCACAGCACCGAACTGTTCGCCCGCCGGCTCGGCATCTCGTGCATCACCCGCAGCAGCACCAGCCGCGCATCCTGGGTCAGCAAGTCTCCGTAGCTCATTTACGCCTCTCGTTCAGCAAGTACTCGTGGATCAGATCGAGCGTGTGCCCCTTGCCCTTCAGCTCGCCCGACAACGCTGAAAAATCCTCGCCAAACTTATCCAGCCGGGCATGAATGCGGTTCAGGTCGCTATGGGTCGGGCCGTTTTTCTGGTTCGTCTCCAGCGCCGTCAGCCGGTCCGCGTGGGCGGCCAACTTCGCGTCCAGCGCACCCTTGCTCACCGTGTTGCGCGCGCTCAGCGCCAGCCACACCACCGCCAGCAGATTGACCGCCTGCAGCCCCAGCTTCAGTTCTTCAATACCCATCATGGCGCTGCCCGCCCATTGCGCCGCGCGGCCGCATCCACCCGCGCCGCATCGTTCTGACAATCCACGCACAAGCGCACGCCCGGCACCGCCTTGCGCCGCGCGTCCGGCACCCGCAGGCCGCAGCCGTCGCACCACTTCGCGCTATCGGCCATCGTCTTGCCGGCCGTCGGGTCGTGCCGGCGCTGCTCGGCCAGCGCATCCCCCGCAAAGTCTTCCGCCAGTTGGGTGGCCCGGTCACCCTCATCGCCAACAAAATCGATCACTTCGGCCCCCTCACTGCTCCGCCGGACGCCACGTCCGGCGCACGCGCGGGCGGGCACTGTCCGGCCTCAGCTTCAAGCGCCGCACCTGATCCGCAAGCAGGGGCGTCCGCCATTGCGGCGCGCAGCGCGGCACCATGGCCCGCGACGCGCGCGCTAACGATGTCGAGCAGGCTCCCGCCCACCACTGCAGCCACCACAAGGGCAGCGACCACGCAAACAGACTTCCATCCGTATTCCACACTTAGCGCTCCGATCCCCTGATCGCCTGGCTCGTCACCACGCGCAAAACCGCATTCACCGCCGGCAGAAGCACCGCCAGCGCCGTATAAAAATTCACCGGCAGCACCGGCTGCAGCATCCCCGTGCCCGCCTCCAGCGCCACCAGACCGGCCGCCAGCGCATTCACCCACAGCGTTCTCGACTGCCACCACGGCTTCGCCTCAACCATGGCCCGCCCCGCCCTCGGGCATGCGCACCTCGCGCAACTGCAGCTGGGTACCCAAGGGCAGCGCAATCTGCCCGCTCGCCCCCGGCGCAAACACCAGGCGCTCGCACTCCACCGCCTCGCCGTCGGCGCCAAGCTCGGCGCCCACCTCAGCGCCCGGCCGCATCACAACCAGCTCCAGCCCATGCGCCGCCTGCGCATCGTCATGGCTCACCGCCAGGCACACATCCGCCAGCTTGCAGCGCTGCAGCACAAAGCCCAGCGCCACATGCGCGAGCAGGCGCAGCGTGTGCCCCGCCCGCAAATCGTGCGAACGGATCGGATGCTCGAACCAGCTCCCATCCGACGCAATGTGATGCGCATCGATCCGCAGCGGCGTATCGATGTCGGCGGAGAGAAAGGAAAGCGAAAAACGGATACTCATAAAGGCCCTTTCAGATTGGAGAGACGCTGCCGCTCGTTGTCGATGCCGGCATCCGACACGCCGGCAAACATCAGCCGCTCGCACGCCCGCCGGATCGACAGCCTGCGCAGGCGCAAGCCGCCGGCAAACACCCACTTCCCGAACTCCCGCCCTGCGCCGTCGCGGTCGCCGGCCGCCAGACGCTCGCGCAGCACCGAGCAGTCGAACGCCCCGATTCCCTCGTCGAACACAAACGACGACAGCGCATCGAAGTGATGCGCGCGCACCCAATCGGGCAACACCGCGTTGAGATACAGCTCGATCGTCCGGCAGTCGTCGCGCAGCAGCGCCAGCGCCTGGCCGGTGGACAGGCAGGCCGACTGCAGATGCGGCTCATTTCGCCTGATCACATGGCCATGGCCGATCACCGCCTGGCCGGCCGCAATCGGCGCCGGGCAGGCGGAAAAACCCTCAAAGCCGGCGATCAACGCCAGCCCACGGGCCGAGACTTGGAAGGGGACTTGCATGCCGCCATGGTGGCGGCGCGCGCGCGAGGGGAATAAATGGCCTGAGTCAATTATTCGCCCCGGGCGAGGGGACTTCGGTGGGGTGGGGCTTTTGTGGGTCGGACTTCAGTCCGACGCGGAAACTGGCCTGATCGTGGGCTCAAATCGGAGCCCACGATAGGTAGATTCGCGGCTCAAATCTGAGCCGCGAATCCTCTGGAATCGGAGCGGGTCAGGTCACCCCTTCGGGCAGGCGTCCTTCATCCGAAACGTGAATTTTCCAAACGCATCGCTTGCCTCTACGAACAACTGCGAGGCCAGGTACTTGCCGACGTTTGCATCCTGCATGAACTTCATGTAACCCTCGACCTCCTTGTCCATGCCCTCCAGGAGTGCAGCCTTCGGGCTGTCCAGGCACTCCGGCACCACCATCTCCGCCGCCTCACGGCGGATCGCCTGCAACGACGCGACGGGCGTCGCCAGAGCAATCCGCGCCGTGCTCCCCGCCAGCGCGCTGGCATCCTTCCAGCGGCTGTGCAGCCGCTCCAGATCCTTCCCCGCTTTCTCCAGCAGCTGGCGCTCGCGCTCCTCAGCCTGGCGCTTGAGAAACGCCTCCTCTTCCACCTTCTTCCGGTCTGCCGAAGCAACCGCCTGCAATGCGGCCGGCGCGTGCTTTTCGGTGCTGCTTTTCGACATGGCCCACCATCCACCCGCGCCACCAGCCAGCAGCAAAACCGCAAGAATCACCCCCCCATTGCGCCGGGGCGCTTGCGCCGCTGGCTGCTTTGAAGGGCGGCTGGCCGCCTTCGCATACACCACCCCGCACTTCGGGCACTCATAGTCCGGTGCGGTGTCCTCGGGGCGGCGGGTGTAGTGGCATTTCGGGCAGGTTGTCATGATGTCTACCTGGTACTCGTCGGGTCATGTTCGACAGTCACTTCGTCGATCGTCAGCGTGATGCCCCTCAGCTTCAGCGTGCGGCGGGGGTGAGCCCGGATCGCGACGGGAGGCGCCATCGGGGCTGAATTTCTGAGATGGGAAGTCAGAAATTCCTTCAACGCACTTTCGATTTCTTCCCTATTCACGTCAATCTCACATGCATATTAGCAGTGCTCGATGATACGTGCGGCACGTGACAGGCACTTCCTTGCATCAATCTTGCAGCGTGCAGCCGGTCACGAAACCAGTCTGATCTGGGTGCGCACCGCGTCAGCATCCAGCCTGGCCCCGGCCCGCTGCCAGGCCATCAACAGGTCCACCAGATCGAACAGCTTAGCGCTGGGCAACGATCGGCCCGTGTCATTCAGCGCATCGACCGTGACCGCCAGCGTTTCGCGCCACGTCAGGCCGCTGCTCTCGGTCGCGCCGATCGGCGTCACGACCGCGCTCTGGGCGTGCGTCGGGTAGGACACGGACCGCCGGCCGGTTACTACATAGAGCACATCAAGCCCCACCTCTGACCACGTATTCAGAGCCTCGATACCTGGGCTTCCTGATCCGGCCTCCCAGTTGAACAGCGTCTTGCGCGTTGCGCCGGCCATCTTGCTGAACTCTGTCTGGCTGTAGCCGAGGCGCTCCCTCTCTTTTTTGAGACGCTCGGAGAAATGCATAAAAAATTTCCCACTTTCCGTTGACGATGGGTAAATAATTACCCATACTTCAACCACGCAAACAAACCACGCAACACAACTAAGTCGGCACCGTTCGCACCGGGGCCGGCCTCAACCGGAGCGCATCCATGTCCCTACGCACCGCAGCCCAAGTTCGAGAAGAACTCAAGAGCAAGGGTGTTTCGATCACCCAGTGGGCGATCGCCAATCAGTTCTCGCCCAACCTCGTCTTCGAAGTCCTCGGCGGCCGCAAGAAGTGCATCCGCGGCAAGGCCCACGACATCGCCGTCAAGCTCGGCATGAAGGACGGCCAGGTTTGCACCAACCCCGCAACCGCCCTTGCCGCCTGAGCCCCGCCATCATGCAACTCACCCTCAACCTCCCCAACCCGCTGGCCGCCCGCCAGGCGCTGTTCCTCAGCACCGACGGCCAGCCCTTCACCACCTCCCGCGCCGTCGCCGAGCGTTTCGGCAAGAAGCACAAGAACGTGCTTCGCGCCATCGAAAACCTGCTCACCGACATCCCGGACCCCGAGTTCAACCGGCTCAATTTTGAGCCCGTTGAATACTTCGACGCCAAGGGCGAGCCCCGTCCCGAATACCGCCTCACCCACGACGGCTTCGCCTTCCTGGCGATGCGTTTCACCGGCCGCGAAGCCATGGCCTGGCAGATCGCTTTCCTGCAGGCCTTCAACGCCCTGGAGGCCGAACTCCACGCCCGCACTGCGCGCTTCGCTGCTGCCCTCGACCAGGTGCGCCCGATGCTGCGCCCCGTCGTCGAGTGCACCGAAGCCGGCTACTCCCGCAACGCCATTGCCGGCCCGCTGGGCAAATCCCGCCAACAGTTCCGCGAAGAGTGCGCCCTCAAAGGCCTGCCCCTCGCCTCCGTGGCCAAGCGCCACGGCTTCAACCTCAACCTGTTCTACGAGATCGTCAATGACGACGACGCCAACCCGCGCCGCAAGTGCCTGCGCGGCGAATCCCACAACATCGCGGTCACCATCGGCATCAAGGCCGGTGAAGTGTCCCGCGCCGCGGCCTGAGGCGTGCCATGGAAATCCAATCCAGCCCCGCTGACATCCACAAACTTCGCAGCTTGTCGACACCGTTCGCACCGGTGCCGGCCTCAGCCGCTGCCCGCCTGGCAGACATGAGCACTACCCCGCAAGTCCTAACCGCTGAGCAAGTCAAAGCCCAGCTCGCCCGCGAAGGCAAAACCTTCTCCGGCTGGGCCGAAGAGCGCGGCTACAGCCGCTTCGACGTCTATCGCGTCATCAACGGCCTGAGCAAGGCCCGCCGCGGCAAGTCCCACCAGATCGCCGTCGAGCTTGGCCTCAAGGCCGCCGCCTGAGGCCCGCCATGTCCGCCAACAACATCGTTTCGTTTTCTCCGCGCCCCGAATTGCGCCCTGAATCGCGCCCCATCGAACTCGAGATCGAAATCCCGGGGATCGTCTGTCTGTTCCGCCTCACCCCAACCGAGGCCCGCCACACCCTGGCTCTGATCACCCCGTGGCCGGTCACCGCGCCGTTCTCGTTTCAGGCGGATGAGCTGTCGGTCAGCTGGACGCTGAGCCCCGAAGGCGCCGAGGTGTTCCGCGATGAAATCACCCTTCAACTCTCTCCCTCGCTGCGCTAGGAGCCCGCCATGAACGCCGATCTTTTTCCTGACACCCTGCCGAATCCGGCGCCGACCTGCGAGGCCCGGAGGGCCCCACAGGTCCACCCCGCCGCACACTACGTCAGCTTCCGCGACACCTCGATTTTGTGCCTCACCGCCGGCGACGCGGTGTTCGTCGCGATGCGCCCGGTCGTCGAAGGCATGGGGCTCGCTTGGCAGACCCAACACCGCAAGCTGACAGCCCTGGCCGAACGTTTCTGCATCACCTTCATGGTGACGCAGCTCCCCGACGACGATCAGGCCCGCGAGTACCTGTGCATTCCGCTCGAACGCCTGTTCGGGTGGCTGATGACCATCCATCCCACCCGCGTCAAGCCGGCCCTCCGCGACAAGGTCATCGCCTATCAGCGCGAGTGCGACCGGGTGCTGTTCCATCATTTCCACCACGAACTCCAAGTCGAATCCCATGCCTTGCGTCTGCTGCGCCCGACCACCGTCGCGGTCGCCCAGTTCACTCAGCAGGGCCTGTCGCGTCTGGCCATCGCTGCCCGCCTGGGCAAATCGCCCGCATCCATCTCCTACCACCGTCGCGCCGCCCGCCGGCTCGGCCTGCTCGCCGCGTGAGGCCCGCCATGACCATCGACATCCACGACCGCGCCTTTGATGAATCCGAGTTGGGCGACATCGCCCTAGAACTTGTTGCCGCCTCCATCCGGCGCAATAAGGGCCGCCCGCTCCTGACCCGCGAAGCGGCGCTCGATCTGGCCAAGGCCTTCCGCACTGCCGAAGAGGCCTGCTTTGAAGATATGCATGGCGATGAGCGAATCATTGATGCACGCCTCTGCGTCACTTTCGCGGCCCAGCGGTGGTTTGTCGACGGCCCTGGCTTCATGGTTGGCGATCGCGTGTTCTGCGTTCCATCGCGTCAAGGCGACGCATTGCAAGTACGAGCTCACCGTGAATCCACGTTAGGCATTTGGGCCGTACCGGAAGCGCTTGCTCACAGTCCCCGGCGTAATGCCCAACCTGAATGCAGTGGCCCGAATTCGGGCAGCCAGACCACGTCGCATGAGCGGCAAGGTTCCGATCAAACCCGCGATCCTTCAGCTCCTCCGCCCATTCCAGGGCCTTCATCGTCCAGCCGTCAGGGGCGCAAGCGCAACCGCAAGAGGGGCACAAAACCCGCGGCATCTGCGCCGCGCCAGGGCGCCATTCACGTGGTTCTGCATGTGAAGTTTGAACAGCTTCCTCGCACGCAAGGCATCGATAAACCGCTCCGCTCATGACGTTCTCCGGTGGTTGATTTCACGCCCCGAAGTTTAGTCACGCAAAAGCCATTTTAGCCCGATCGAAAAAACCATTTATTCAGAAACCCGACTGTGGCCCCTCATCCAATGTCCTCCCGTCATTCGAAACCCGTCCCGACCAGCCTGCGCGCGGCCTTCGAAGCCGACAAAGCGCACGCCCTCAAGCACCGCCGCCTGTCCATCGAACGCCTCGCCGAGCTGATGGCCACCACCCCGGCCACGCTTTACAAGTGGCTGGAGCAGGAATCCATGCCCGCCAAGGCGCTCATCGCCTGGCAGCACCTCACCGGCGCCAGCAGCGTGGTGCGCTACCTCGCCGCCTGCGAGTCGGCCGTCGTCATCGCCGTGCCCTGCGGCCGCGCCGCCACGTCTGAGGATGTACATGTGCTGCAGGCCACGCTCAACGGCGCCGTGGGTGCGCTGCTCGGCTACATGAGCGGCGAAACCGACCGCGACGTGACCCTCGGCAAGCTCGGCGCCGCCCTCGAAGGCCTCGCCTGGCACCGGGAAAACGTCCGCAAGTCGGCCCAGCCCGAGCTCGACCTGGGGGGCTGAGCCATGGGCGAACGCACTTACGACAACGCCAGCCAGCAGCGCGGCTTTGCCCTGGCCTTTGCCCTGGCCGGGCACGAGCTGCACGGCCTCTCGCCCACCGACCTGGCCAAGGCCCTGAAGGTAACCCCACCCACCATCACCCGCGATCTCTACAACCTCGGCCGGGCCGGCGTGGTGGAAAAGATCGACACCACCGGCCGCTACCGCCTCGCGCCGAAGCTGGTGCGGGTGGCCATTGCCTACCTCACCACGATGGATGATGCCGAGCGGCACCTTGCCAACCTCAAGAACAAGTATTCCAGGGAGTCATAAATGGGACGCACACCCAACGCTACCACCGCGCCGTTGGTGGTTCATGTCAACGATGAAGCCGGAAGCGCCGCGCTCGACGAAGCCGGCGCCCATCAGGCCCACATAGCGCTCCGCTTCGACGGCGGCCTGCCCTACGACCGCAGCCGCGTGGTGAATGAAGCGCGCTTCTATATGGCGCAGAGCGCCGAGGCGATGCTCGAAGCCGGCAAGCGGCTGATCGTACTGAAGGAGAACGAGCCGCATGGTGTAGTTGAGGACATTTTTCGGGACCAGTTGGGTATTCCTGAGCGCACGGCCCAGCGAATGATGCAGGCGTCGCTCAAGTTCATGTCCCCGCAGATGCAGGCAAAAGCGCCAGCGCTGGCGCTTTTGGGCAAAACCAAGCTCTTCGAACTGCTCACCGAAGACGACGAGGATCTGGCGAGCCTCGCCGACGGCGGCACCCTGGCCGGCAAGACGCTGGATCAGTTCGACCGCATGACCACCCGCGAAATGAAGGCCGCGCTGAGGAAGGCCCAGCAGGACCGGCAGCAGGACGCCGAGGCCACCCAGCGTGCCGTCAAATCCCGCGATGCCGACGTGGCCGCCAAGCAGGCCCAGATCGACCGCCTGCAGCGCGAGCTGGCCGGCAAGCAGTGGGATGAGCCCGCCGAGCCGGAGCCCGAGCTGCCCGGCGCCGCGGCCCTCGAAGCCCTCGCCGCTGCCGCGCTGGACGTGGTGGCGCGTATCGACGTGAGCTTCCGCCAGCACTTCATGGCGGCCGAGCGCGCCTTCGGCGACGAGATTCCGCCCAACCACGTGCGCCTGGCGCAGCAGCAGGCCCTTACTCAGGTGATCCAGGCCGCCAAGGTGCTGGCCGCCGACCACGGCGTCGACCTGCCCCTGTCGGCTGCCACCCCCGCCGAGCTGACCTGGCTGACCAACATGGAAGCCGTGGAGGCGCTGCGCACCGACGACGGCACCCCCGGCGGCCGGGTGGTGCCCAACGCCTGGGGCGACGCCGAGGATGCCGAGCTGCTCGACGCCGAGGGCGCAGGCGATGGCCAATGACGACGCCCTGATGGTGATGGCCATGCCCTTCGTTCAGCAACTCCAGCGCGCCGGCCACGGCGAAAAAGGCGCCATCGTGGCCCGTGCCTGCGCGTCGCTGCAGGTGTCGGTGCAGGGCTTCTACCGCCTGGCCCAGCGCGTGGTGGGCCAGCGCGAGCGCAAGAAGCGCGCCGACGCCGGCAGCCTGTCGCTGAGCTACGAAACCTGCCGCGTGACGTCGGCCTACCTGATGTCGAGCTTCCGCAAAAACGGCAAGCAGGTGGCCAGCTTCAAGAAAACGGTGGAGGTGCTGCGCGCCAACGGCACCCTGCGCTTCGAGCGGGTGGTGGGCGCCACCGGCGAGATCGTGGAGCTGTCGGACAGCACCATTGCCCGCGCGCTGCGCCACTACGGCCTGCACCCCGAGCAGCTCACCCGGCCCACGCCTTATGTACACCTCAACAGCCCGCACGCCAACTGGTGCTGGCAGATGGACGCCTCGGTGTGCGTCATCTACTACCTGCCCAAGGGCGGCGCGCTGATCCGCGAGATGAAGGAGAGCGAGTTCTACGCCGGCAAGCCCGACAACTGGAACCGCATCGCCGGCCAGATGGTGATCCGCTACCTGATGACCGATCACCGCTGGGGCCTGATGCGCCTGCACTATGTACACGGGGCCGAGAGCGGAGACAACGCCTGCGACCACCTGATCCGCAGCCTGCTGGAACCGGCCGATCCGCGCGGCATGCTGTGGGGCAAGCCGGTGCACCTGATGGTGGACCCGGGTTCGGCCCAGGTGGGCCGCAAGTTCAAGCGCCTGTGCCGGCGGCTGGGCATCAAGCTCATCGTCAATAAGGCCGGCAACCCGCGCGCCAAGGGCCAGGTGGAAAACGGTCACAACCTGGTGGAGCGGGATTTTGAGCACGGGCTCAAGCTCTTGTCCCGCGAGGTCCGCGGCATCGACGATCTCAACCGGCTGGCCGAATTCTGGCAGCGCCATTTCAACGCCAACGCCATCCACACCCGCTATGGCCGCGACCGCTACAGCGCCTGGGCCGAGGATGTAGCCGGCTATCTGATCGCCCCGCCCCCCGATGCCGTGATGCGCGACCTCGCCGTCAATGACCCCGAGCCGCGCAAGGTGCAGGGTGACCTGTCGGTGGCGTGGGACGGCAAGCGTTACTACGCGGGCGACGTGCCCGACATCCGCATCGGCGAAGAGGTGAGGGTGCTGGTGAACCCCTGGCGGCGGGGCGAGCTGGCGCTGATCCGCGAAGACGACTTCGGCGGCGAACTGCAGTTTCCGCTGCGCGAAATGGTGCGCGACGAAGCCGGCCAGTATGTGGAGCACGGCGCCACCATCGGCCTCGACTATCAGGCCCCGCCCGACACCACGCTCGACGCCAACCGCAAGGCGGTGACCAAGCTGATTGCGGGTGAGGACCAGCTCAAGGCGGCCGAGGCCAAGCTCAAGAGGAAGGGCGTGATCCCCCTCGAGGCCTTCGGCATCGACCCGCTGATCGAGGCGCGCCGCGCCGACATCCCCAACCTGACGCCGGCCGCCCAGCCCATTGCCGGCGTGGCCCTGCCCGTGATGATGCTCTCGATGGTGCGCGCCGCCCGCCTGATCCGCGACGGCCTGGGGCGCGACCTGACCGACGCCGAGTTTGCATGGATTCGCCAGCGCTGGGCCGACGGGGTGCCCGAAAACCAGGTCACCGGGCTGATCGCCCAGTTCTCCCGGGTGCCCGGCAGCGCCTTGGCGCCGGACGTGGGCGCGGCAGTCGAGCGGGTGGCCTGATGACAAGCACGACACCCCTTGCCGCCCTGCTGGCCCGCCTGGGCCTCACACAAAGTGCGCTGTACCGCGGCGCCGGGCTGTCGCGCACGGTGGCCAGCCGCATCGTGCGCCACGACGAATGGCCGCGCCGCACCGAGCGCCGCGACCGCCAGGCCATTGCCGCCTGGCTCCAGGCGCAGGGCGCGCCCGAGCAGGACGTGGCCCTCCTGAAAAGAGTGGGGCCGGATCGCGCCAACGATCCAGCCCCGGTTTCCCCCGCTGTACTCGCAATCGACGACGAAGGAGCTGAGATGTTACTTGACCCGCAAACCCTGTCGCAACGCGCCAGGGAGCGCTACGGCCTGCGCCGCAACCCGTTCGAGCCCGATCTGGAAGGGCCGGACGATGTGTTCCTCACGGTGAACCTGCGCGAGCGCCTGCTCGATATGGAAAGCGCGGTGCTCAACCGCCGCTTCGTGGCCATCTACGGCGAGAGCGGCAGCGGCAAGACCACGCTGCGCCTGCTCTTGCAGAGCCGGATTGCCGATAAGGCCATCGTGGTGCGCCTGCTCACCACCACCGGCATGGCCGACAACGATCGCAAAGGCCAGGCCCTGCGGATCGATGACATCTACCGCGCCATCGTGGCCAGCATCGACCCGACCGAGCCCATTAAGCGCCAGCGCGAGGACCGCGCCCGCCAGATCGCGGCCATGGTGGCCGAGGTGGGCAAGCCCGTGTGCATCGTCATCGAAGAGGCACACCGCATGCCGCTGGTGACGCTGCAAAGCCTCAAGGGCCTGCGCGAGACCGACAACGGCTTCGGCCCCTCGCTGGGCGTGCTGCTGATCGGCCACCAGGAGCTCGACACGCTGCTCGCCAAGCCGCAGGTGCGCGAAGTGGGCCAGCGTGCCCTGCGCTGCGAGATGCCCCCGCTGAGCCGCACCGAGCTGCGCGACTACATGACCCACCGCTTCGTGCGGGCCGGCGCCGAGCTTGCCAAGGTGTTCGAGCCCGCGGCTATCGACGCCCTGTCAGTGCGCCTGATGCGCGAGCAGGTCAAGCGGGTGGGCGGTATGGAAAAGAAGGTGCAGTCGAGCCAGGCGTATCCGCTCAACGTCGGCAATACGGCCGTCTCCGTCATGAACTTCGCGGCCAGCCTCGGCGCGCCGACGATCTGCGCACAAACCGTCGCCGAGTGGAATCCGGCGCAAAGGAAAGGAGCCTGACATGGACCGTGACACCCAAACCATTCTCGCTGGCCGCAAGGCCGTGCTGTTCAACGCGCGCTTTTCCCGCGGCGACCGCGTGATGCATATCCACACGCCGGGCCGCGATCCGCAGCTCGACCGGGTGTATGGCAGCGCCCACGTGATCCGCGGAGAGAGCGTGGTCGAGCTCGCCGGCCGGGCCGGCGTGGTGCCCACCGATCAGCTTTATGCCGCGCTGCCGGATGCTCCGCCGCCGGCCCGCCGGGGCGGCTGGATCGTCGCCGCGGCCTTCGCCCTCGGTGCGGCCGCGGCCGTGCTGCTGGCCCTGTCCGTGCCGCCGGCCCGCGGCACCCCGCCGAGCCACATCGTCATCGACTGCGACGAGCCCGGCGACGCCGCGGCCCCGGCCCGGAGGGCGCAGGTATGAACGCCCCTCTCCGCGCCCCCCGCCGCGACGAACAAGCCGAGGCCCGCCGCCTGGTTGATGCGCTGTATGTGCAGATGGACAGCCTCGACCGGATGCTCGAAGAGGAAGCCGCCGGCCCGGTGCACACCGCCGTCATGCGCATCCGCGACGACCTGCGCGACGCCGCCGCGCTGCTCGACGGCTATCAAGCCGGCGTGGCGCTGGCCACCCCGCACCCGGTGACCCGCTGCCACCTCATCGAGCGCCATGCCGTCGACGAGCTGCGCCCGCCGGTCGATGAGATCGTGCTGATCTGGGTCGCCGACAATCTGGACCACGGCCGGCCCTGGCTGGGGCATATCGATGAGCGTGGAGACTGGTGGTACGTCGATTCTTGCCGCGCGATGAATGTGACCGCGTGGGCGCTGCGCCCCACCGTGCAGGCCGGGAGGGCGCAGGCATGAGCGGCGCCGTCACCCTGATGCTGGCCGGCAAGCGCTATGAGTTTGCCAGCCAGTTTGATTGCGAAGCCTGGAAAACCAAAAACCGCGCCGCAGTGCGCGGCGACCTGGCCCCCGGCGAAGCCCCGGCCCGCCGCCCGACTGGCGACGCCGGCAAGGACGGCATGTCGACCCGCCGCGTGCTGCAGGCCATCGCCGACGCCCCGGCCGGCACCACAAGCCCGGCCCTGTGCGCCGCCCTCGGCCTGTCGCCTGAGGGGCTGGCCTACCACATCAAGAAGCTGCGCGATACCGGCTGCATCGAAAGCGCGCGCGTGCCCGGACACGGCAGCCGGCGTCATTACCACCTCACCGCCGAAGGCCGCGCCGCCCTGCGCCGCAAGGAGCCCCCTAACCGCCAGCGCATCGCCCCGCTGATCCTCGCACATCTCGCCGAGGTCGGCGAAAGCAGCGCCGGCGAGTTTTGCCTTACCTACGGCAGAAGGGCCGACAACGTCTACCGCGCCTTTATCGACCTGCGCGGCCGTCGCCTCATCGCCCTTAGCCGCACCGGTCCCAAGGGCGCCCTCTACTACCAACTCACCGCCGCCGGCCGCGCCGCGCTCGAGAAATGAAAGGACACCTCACCATGACGGATACCACTGCAACCTCCATCCCCGACGGCTACCTGCGCAATGCCGCCGGCCACCTCGTGCCGCGCGAGCAGATCCGCGAGCACGATCTGCTGCGCGACGACATCGCCCGCGGCCTGGCCGAGCAGGCGCTCGGCATTCATGCCCAGCTCAAGGCCTTCAAGGTCCGCGCGCTCGGCGACATCGCCGACCTGGTCCGGATCAGCGCCGAGCGCTACGAGGTGGCGCTCGGCGGCGACAAGGGCAACGTCACGCTGACCACCTACGACGGACAGTACAAAGTGGTCCGGGCCATTGCCGAGCGCATCACCTTCACCGAGGAGATCGAGGCCGCCAAGCAGCTCATCAACAACTGCATCGTGCGCTGGAGCGAGGGGGCCAACCCGCATATCCGCGCGCTGGTGGACCGCGCCTTCCGCACCGACAGCAAGGGCCAGATCAAGACTGCGGCAGTGCTCGAACTGCTGCGCCTCGATATCGATGACGCCGAATGGACCAACGGCATGGAGGCCATCCGCGACAGCATCCAGGCCACCGGCACGGCGACTTACATCCGTGTCTATGAGCGCATCGGCGCGTCCGACCAGTATCGGGCGATCGCGCTCGATCTGGCCGCGGTGTGAGGAGGGCGTGATGAGCAAGCCCACCCACCTGATCCTCACCATCATCAGCAACGGCCGCGTGCTGCCCGTCAGCGCCGAGCCGCTGCCCAACCACCCGGACGCGATCGCGCGGCTCTCCGACAGCTGCGCCGCGCTGCACGCGCAGACCCGCTGGGCGGTGCACTTCCAGCTCCGCGACCCGGCTGACGGCCGTGCGCTGCTGGTGCTCGAGCACGGCGCAACGGCGTTCCAGCCGATGAAGGGACGCTGACATGCCGACACTCAGCGCAAGACAGATCGCCGCCGGCCAGCGCCGCAGCCTGCGCGCGATGGTGAGCAAGCTGCTCGACATGGCCGCGCAGTGGGGTGAAATCGACACCTACTGCATGGGCAGTCTCGAGGATGCAGCGAAGGAACTGGAGCGCATCGCTGCGAGCCTCATCGCGGACGAGGAGTCCTGACCATGACCAACGCCCCCCTCACCGCCGCCCGCGCCGGCCAGCATGCCGCACTCGTGCGCCAGCTCCATGTCGCCAAGAGCTGGCTCAAGCTCGACGACGATACCTACCGCGCCGCCATCGCGGCCAGGTCGGCCGGCAAGACCAGCAGCAAGGCCTGCACCGTCGCCGAGCTGCTGGCGATCGTCGAGCACTTCCACGCCGCCGGCTTCCCGCGGCCGGACGGCGGCAGCAAGCGCCGGCCGCTCTCGGCGCCCCAGCGCAAGATGTGGAGCCTGTGGCAGCAGCTCGCCGACACAGGCCGCGTCCGCGACCGCACGATGAAAGGCCTTATCGCCTGGATAAAGGCGCAGACCGCGAACCACGTCGAAGCGCTGGCCTTCCTGACCCCGGCTCAAGAGCGCACCCTGATCGAAAGCCTCAAGCAGTGGGTCGACCGTGTCTAAACGCCGCCGCGTCCGCCTATCCAACTCAACGATGGACATGCTGCGGCCGCTGCATCAAGCCATCGGCGCCGACTACCCGGAGATCTGGCGCACCATTGCCGAGTGCATTTACATCGGCCTCGACGATATCCCGGCCGATCAGCGCGTCACCATCACGACGCGCATCGCCGACATCCTGCGGGCCGAGCTCGGCGGCCTGCAGCCCTATCTGCCCAAGGCCGACAGCTACGACGTCGGCCGCGAGTACCGCGAGCTCTATGCCCGCTTCACCGGCCGCAACATCGTTGAGCTGGCGGCCGAGTCAGGCATCTGCCTGCGCGTGCTCTACAAGCATTTCGCTGCGTTGAGGCACGAGGAAGCGCGGACGCGCCAGGGCGATTTTTTCGCCGAGCAACACTCCGCTAGCTAAAAACAATTTGGGAGCAAATGGGAGCGTTTGGGAGGGGTCTGCGACCCCTTTTGACGTTCACGCCCGGACTGATCCGGACGCTGCCGCCGAGTAATTGACCGCGCTCATTTATTCGCGCTCGCGCGAGGCCGCGACAATCGCCGCCATCCCCATTCCCAAGGTGGCCGTGATGGCAGGCCGTTTCAAGCATGAGCACGACCCCTAAAGCTCATTTGGTCATCAATCAGGGCGCGACCTTCCGGCACCGCTTCACCTGGCTGGATGTGAAAGGCCGGCCGATCGACATAGCTGGCTTTACGGCCAGGATGCAGATCAGGGAATCGATCGATGCGTCCGCCGTCCTGCTCGATCTCTCCACCGCCAATGGGGCGATCAGTCTGGCCGGGGCGGCCGGTACGGTGCAGCTGTATATCAGCGAGACCGTGACGGCCAATCAGACCTGGTCCAAATCCGTCTATGACCTGCTCATGACCGCCCAGTCCGGAGAGGTGTATCGGATGGTCGAGGGTACCGTCACCCTCTCCCCCGGACCTACAAAATAAACCTATCTCATCATTACCACGCAGGAGACTCATCATGCTCAAGACATCCCGTAAGCTCGCCGCTGCCCTGTGCGCTCTGACCCTGGCCGCCTGCAGCGCCCCCACGCTGGCCGGCTCGTTCACCGACTACGCGGAAAACAAGCTGGTCGACACCCTGTTCCGCGCCCAGGCCTCCGGCATCCCGGCGAGCTGGTACGTCGGCCTCGACACCGCTACCTGCACCGAGGCCGGCGGCGGCACAGAAGTCACTGGCGGCAGCTATGCTCGGGTGGCGGTGACCAGCAGCCTGGCCAACTGGGCCGGCACTCAAGCCGCCGCATCCACCACCGCCTCGACCGGCACCGGCGGCACCACCAGCAACAACGCCACCCTCACTTTCCCGGCCCCCACCGCCAACTGGGGCAGTGTGGTCAGTGTGCGCGTGTGGGATGCCGCCTCCGCCGGCAACGCCTGGCTGTGCTTTCCGCTGACTATCGCCAAAACCATCAACAACGGTGACGCCGCACCGAGCTTCGCGGCCGGCGCGCTGACCGTGCAGGTGGACAACTGATCATGAGCCTGCGCGATGACATCCTCGCGGGCGGCTTCGACCTTGCTCACAGGGACGACGGCGCCATCGCCCTCGCCCTGTCGGCTGACCGCACCAAGGTGGTGTCGCGCAGCATTAGCGACGGCACCATCGCAGCAGAGCTTGGCATAGGCGGCATGCTATTCCTCCTTGATCTTGAAGAGGCTGCCGCCCGCACGCTGACTGGAGCCGAGACACAGCAGCAGCGCGTTACGGCCGCTGCCGCACGACAGGCGTGGCGCAGCCTTGCAAAAGGGGAGCTAGACATCGGGACGCCCAGCGTGCGGGCACTGATCTCCGGTTTTGTGGGCGTACTCATCGACGAAACGACGTGCAACACGCTGCTCGGCCTCGCCGTCGTGTCCGATCCTGTGTCAGTTGACGCAGTATCTAAGGTCATCAACGATATCCAGGGGATCGCCACGTGACCACCACTTACGGCACTGCCACCTCACTGAGCGGCAACTTCAACAGCGCCGCCAACGCCAGCTACACAGACATTGGCACGATTGATTTCACGTCTGCGAACATCATGGATTGCCTGGTCGAAGTGACGGCCCAGGCCGGCAGCACGCCGTCCGGCAACCAGCAGGTCATCCTCTACGCCCGCTCATCGGTCGATGGCACCAATTATTCCGACGCCGGCAGCAGCGCCAACGTGCGCAACTTGCGCTTTATCGGGTCCATCTCGCTGACCGATGCGTCAGCGCACCGCTCGACATCGCTGTCCCTGGCGTCGAGCTTCGGCGGCGTGCTGCCGCCCAAAGTCACCCTCACGGCCTACAACGATGCCGGGGTGACGCTGGCCGCGTCGGGCTGCACGGGGCAGTACCGCAGCATCAACTACAGCTAAGCCGTGGCTCTCATCACGCGCCCGCTGCCGTGGGCTCAGCAGCCGCCGCCCAACACGCCGGTACGCGGCACGAGCAACCTGCTGCTGCCCGGCAATGGGCGCTACACGACCGGCGCCTCGGCCGACACCTGGGCGCTGGGCGACAAGCGGGTGGCGCGCACGCGCCCGGATGTGTCCACGACCGGCGAGGCGATCCGGCTGACCGAAGGCCTGCGGGCCGGGCAGATCACGATCCTGATGCTGGTCAAGATCGATGCGCTCAACTCCGGCACGTTCGGCGCCGGTACGGGCACGGGCGGCGTGCCGCTGTTCACTACCCGCAATGCCGATGCGGTCGTGTCGCCGACGCTGTGCGTCTCCAATGCCTACTACGGCGGCAACGGCAGCTCGAAGCTGTGGTTCGGGACAGACGCATCAGGCACGGCTTATGGGGTCACAAGCTCCAAGGTGGCGCCGACAGGCAAGTGGATCATCGTCGCTGGCACAGCGGGGGCGGACAATTCCCAGCTATTTGTTGCGATGGACGGGGAGGCCTCAGCTAACTTTGGCCCAACCGCAGGGGCGTTTAACACCAACTGGGATACAGACATCCTGCCTTACATCGGCAGGCATCCGCAGTGGAACGGCCCCGGCAACGTCACATCGGCGATCCAGGTCGCCGGCTGTATCGTGTTGCAGCGCCGGATGGGGGCGCGCGAACTGGCGTTCTACACGTCGAGCGAGGCGGCATTCTGGTCGCTGTTTGCCCCGCGTCAGCTGCGTTTTGCGCCAGCGGCGGCGGGCGGAGGCGGCGCGACGCTGGCCGGCAGTGCGACGGCAGCAGGGTCGGGCGCCGCCACGCTGACCACCGCCATCCCGCTGACCGGTGCGGCGCTCGGCAGCGCAGCCGGCGGCGCGGCGCTCACCGGAGCGATCCGCCTCGCCGGAGGCGGGGCCAGCGTGGCCCTGGCCGACGGCGTGCTCACCGCCCAAATCCGGCTCGCCGGCGCCGCACTGGCTCAGGCCTCGGCCGCTGCCGCGCTGCTCGGCGGCCCCACCGCGCTTGCCGGCAGCGCCGCTGCTCAAGCGGGGGGCAGCGCCGCCCTCGGCACCGCGATCCCCCTCGCCGGCAGCGCCGCCGCGCAGGCCGCCGGCGCCGCCACGCTGGGTGCAGGCATTGCCCTGGCCGGCGCCGCAACCGACACCGCAGCGGGCGCCGGCAGTCTCACGAGCGGCATTCCGCTGTCGGCGGCAGCGGCCGCCCAGGCTTCGGCCGCGGCGGCACTGCTCGGCGGCCCCGCGCCGCTGGCCGGCAGCGCCGCCGCTCAAGCCACTGGCAGCGCTGCCCTCGGCTCCGCGATTCCCCTGGCCGGCAATGCCGCAGCCCAGGCCGGCGGCAGCGCCACGCCGGGCACCGGCATTGCCCTGTCCGGCGCCGCAGCTGGCACAGCCGCGGGCGCCGCCAGCCTCACCAGCGGCATTCCACTGTCCGGCGCCGCGGCCGCCCAGGCTTCGGCCGCGGCGGCGCTCGGCTCCGGCGCCAATCTGTCGGCTTCAGCCGCGGCCGGCGCCAGCGCCAGCGCCACGCTGACCGTACAAATCCGCTTGTCCGGCACGGCCCTCGCGGCAGCGCTGGCCAGCGCCGGCCTCACCACGGCCCCGCAGGGCTTGTCCGGCAGCGCGACGGCGCGGGCCAGTGCCGCGGCCGCGCTGGATACCCACATCCCGCTCACCGGCGCCGCCTCGGCGATCGCGACCTCCGGCGCCGGCCTGGTGACCAGCATTGCGCTGTCCGGCGCGGCGGCGGCAGTCTCCAGCGCCAACGGCGATCTGTTGGTCACGCTCGGTATTCCGCTGTCGGCCGCGGCGCTGGCCGAGGCCGTCGCCGGCGGCACGCTGTCTACCCAGATCCGGCTCGACGCCGCAGCCATCATCCAGGCCATCGCCCACGCCAGCCTGGCCGGCAGAGACAATACCCAGTGGGGCGCATCGGCGTCGATCGTGCGGGTGACGCCCGCGACGCTGGCGCCGGGGAACATCCCGTCGACATTGATCGTGATGCGGCGGTGATTTCACGGCCGACGGCGTGGCCTGCCAAGCCCTCTCCGGCCCGCCGTATTAATTGATTCCACTCATTTAGCCCGGCCCTCGCACCCGCGCGAACATTGCGGGCATGGGCACTCAGACACTTCCCTCCGCGATTGAAATCTTCAGGCCGGGCCGTCAGATCGACGATACCGGCATCGAGCACGTCTTTGACGTGTCGTCGATGCGCAACATGGCCGATGCCTACGACCCGGCGCTGCGCGAGGCGCCGCTGACCGTCGGTCACCCGGCGTCCAATCTGCCGGCCTACGGCTGGGTCAAGGGGCTGTCTGTCAATGCCGACGGCCGCCTGGTGATGGACCCCCACCAGGTCGAGCCGCAGTTCGCCGAGATGGTCAGCGCCGGCCGCTTCAAGAAGCGCAGCGCCGCTTTTTACCCCCCGCAACATCCTTCCAACCCGAAGCCCGGCACCTGGTATCTGCGCCACGTTGCCTTTTTGGGCGCGCAACCGCCGGCCGTCGCCGGGCTGAAGGACATCCAGTTTTCCGAGTCCGAGTCTGCCGAGGGCTTTGTCTGCTTTTCCGAGGGCGGCGGCTCCGCCCATCAAACCCACACCCAGGAGTTATCCATGGAAGACAAGGAACGCCTCGAGGCCGAGGCGAAGGCCGCGAAAGAGGCTCAGGCCAGGGCCGAGCAGGAAACGGCCGAGGTCAAGGCCAGGCTCGCGCAGTTTGCCGAGGCCCAACGCGCCGAACGCCATGCCGGCTTTGTGCAGTTCGCCGAGGCCCAGCTGGCCGCCGGCAAGCTGAAGAAGCCCGACGCGGCAGCACTGCCCGCTGTGCTGACCGCGCTGGCTGACAGCCAGGCGGTCGAGTTCGCCGAGGCCGGCGTGACCAAGAAGCTGAATCCCGCCGAGTGGCTGAAGGGCTTCATCGCCGCTGCGGCGCCCGTCGTGCAGTTTGGCGAGTTCGCGCCGGGCAACCTGGGCGGAAAGGCCGAGGCCGGCAGCGCCAGGGGCAAGAGCGATGCCGAGATCGACGCCGCGGCCAAGGCCTACGCCGCCCAGCACAAGGTGCAGTACGCCGAGGCCGTGTCGGCCGTCGTCGGCTTCACCTCCTGATATCCATAAGGACACCCCGCCATGATGACCCCCGCCGAAATCCGGCTGAAGCAGAACCCGATCCTCACCAGCCTGCTGCTGGGCATGGGCCAGGGCACTTTCGTCGCCGAAAAGATTTTCCCGCGCCTGCCGCAGGCCCTGTCGAGCGTGATGCTCGCCCAGATCGGCGACGAGCGTTTCCGTCGCTATGGCCTGCGCCGCGCGCCGGGCACGCCGACCAAGCGCGTCGACATCAAGTACGACGGCAAGACCTACACCGTCGCCCAGTACGCGGTGGAAGTGCCGATCCCGCGCGAGCTGCTGCGCGAGGCCGACGAATCCCGCCGCCTCCACGTGGGCAACTACCTGGATGTGTCGCGGATCGCCATGGTCACCGCCAATGACATCCTGGCGCTCGATTACGAGCTCGAGGCGGCGACGCTGGCCACCACATCGGGCAGCTATGCCTCCGGCCATGTCACCACGCTGTCTGGCGCCACCAAGTGGTCGGCCTCGACCGGCACGCCGGTGGATGACATCGACACGGCGGCCAATCTGATCCGCAAGAAGATCGGCAAGCGTCCCAACCGGCTCACGCTGTCGGCCGACGCCTGGCAAGCCCTGAAGAGCAACGTCCAGGTGCGCAGTTATCTGCCGGACAGCCAGCTCGGCGCGCCGACCATGGAGCAGCTGATGCGCATCCTCAACGTCCAGGAAATCAACGTGGGCGATGCGGTGTGGAAGGACGAGTCCGACGTCGGGCAGGACGTGTGGGGCAACAACGCGATCCTGGCCTACGTGCCGAATATCGCCAATTCGAGCGGCGATATCAGCCTGGCCGAACCCGGCTTCGGCTTCACCAACGTGTTGGATGGCCATCCGTTCGCCGAGACGCCGTATTTCGACAACAACACCAAGAGCTGGATTTACGGCGCGACGTACGAGCGCACCGCGAGTGTGGCGTTCAACACCGCCGCAGTCCTGTTCCAGAACCCGAAGTGAGGGATGTCATGAACCCGTTGATTGCCAAGCACGTTGTTGCGACCTACATCGACGACCAGCGCGTCGAGATCAAGCCCGGAGAGCCGCTGCCGGCGGGCATCGACCCGGCCGAGATCCCGGAGCTGCGCCGCCTGGGCGCCATCGAGGAAGCGGCCGCCCCGACCGAGGCTGTCGTGCCGGTCGTGCCGGCCGCCCCGACCGAGGCTGTCGTACCGGTCGTGCCGGCCGCCCCGACCGAGGCTGTCGTACCGGTCGTGCCGGCCGCCCCGACCGCGGCTGTCGTACCGGCTGCCCCAGCCGAGGCTGTCGTGCCGGCTGCCCCAGCCGAGGCTGCTGTCCTGGCCGAGCCGGAAACCCCCGCCGAGGCGCGCAGCAAGCGCAAGCCCTGACCCCTTCACGATTTAGGAGATTCCAGCAATGGGACGCCAGTATCAAAAGACCAACGCGGTCACCCTGCTCGCCCTGTCGGCAGTGGCCGCAAATCGCTTCATCGCCCACGACGCCGGCTATGCCACGAGCGCTGGCGGCGCCAAGGACACCCTCGGCGTGTCCGAGACCAGCGCCGACATCGGCAGTGCTTTCTCGGTCGTCACCGGCTTTTCGGCCCTGGTCACATCGGGTGAGGCGCTGGCCGAGCATGCCTTCGTGAAGCCCGCCGCCGACGGCAGCGGCAAGGCGATCACCGGCACGGCGACGGATTACTGCGGCCGCGTGATGCCTGGCAGCAGCACGTCGGGCGCCGATCAGCTGGTGGAAGTCCGCATCCTGCCGCATCGCCACGTCTGACCATGGACTACGCAACCCTCGACGACCTGGCTCGTGTGTCGGTGGCGGGCTGGCCGGAAATGGCTCAGCGCGCGTGCCGCGATGCCCGTATCACGGCTGAGCTGCTGCGCACCGTGGCGGCGGGCGGTGACACCAGCGGCTATCCGGCCGACCAGGTCGTCATTGCGGCCGAGGGGGTCGAGGTGTTGCGCGCCCAGCTCGCCGCGGCAAGCCGCCACGCTGACACCTTCATCGCGGGCTATTACCCGGACGGCCTCACCATGCCGCAGCTCGCAGCCTCGGATCTGTCCACCGTTGTGGCGACCATCGCTTGGCGCCGCATGTATGGCCCGGTCGTGCCGAAGGAGGTCATCGAGGCCACCCGCTGGGCCGACGACTACCTGCGCGATGTGGCCAAGGGTGTCGTCAGCCTGGGCACGCCGACCGGCCCGGCGGCGCCCGGAGACGACGAGGTGATGTTCAGCTTCCGCCCCCGTTCGGTGACCGACGATGACCTGGAGGGTTTCGCGTGATCGGCGACTTCTTGGCCCTCGGGCCGCTCATCAAGGCGCGCCTGCGCGAGCAGCTCCCCCCCGCGGTCTTCGTACTTGATGCCCAGGACCTGGCCGGCGTGATCGAGTCGCAGCAGCCCAGTCAGGCGGTGCACGTGCTGTACGGCGGATACACCCCAAGGCAGGCCAATGCCGCCTGGGAGGACGTCGAGCAGACCTGGCACACGATCATTGCCGTACGCAACGTCGCCGGCCTGCCGGGCGTCGCCCCGGGCAATCTCGACGCCGGCCCGCTGATGATGCTAACCGTCGCCGCGCTGCGGCCGTGGGTGCCCCCGCTCGATGGCGCCGGCACCCTGCACCTTGCGCCGCCGCTGCGCCCGGCCTTCAAGGCCGGCTTCAGCTACTACCCCCTCGCCTGGAAAACCACCCTGCGCGTGCCGGCCCGCCCGGCGCGCCCTTAACTCGGAGCACACGCCATGACGACCCAGAATGCCCAGCTCTTTGCCGGCGACGTCTACATTTCATTCGAGACCACGCCCGGTGTATTCGGCCCGGCGATGCTGGTCCGCACCGACCTGCTGTCGATCACCACGCCCAGCGACAAGAAGACCAAGAATTCCAAAGGCCGCACCGATTACGGCCAGGCCTTCGCCAGCTACCAGTTGCCGAAGCCCACCGAGTTCTCGATCACATTCAACGAAATGAGCCGCGACCTGCTGTCCGTGCAGCTGTCCGGCGAGATCGAGACCATCACCGCTGCCGGCGGCGTATTCACCGATCTGGCGGTCACCGCGGCGCTCGATGCGTGGGTCGACATCGGCCGCAAGAACATTTCGGCCACGGGCCTGACGGTCAAGAACAGCGCCGGAACCACCACTTATGTGGCCGATACCGACTATGAGGTGAACCTGCGTCTGGGCAAGCTGCGGGCCATTTCCAGTGGCGCCATCACCGCCGCACAGGCGCTGAAGGTGTCCGGCACGGCCCAGGCCACCACCGGCACACGGATCAACGGCGCACGCAAGTACAGCCATGTGCTGAAGGTCGAGCTCGACGGTGTGAACCTGATGACCGGCAAGGACGTGGAGGTGCTCGCCTCCCGGGCCGTCGTGACCAGTGACCAGGCCTTCGACTTCCTGCAAAGCGACATCGCCGAACTGAAGCTGAAGGGCACCCTCGAAGTGCCGTCCGTCGGCGTGCCGCCCTTCGTGGTCGAAGAGCGGGCCGTCGCCTGAGCGGCCGCAGGCTGATGTTTTTCGGGCCAGTTCGCTGGCCCTTTTTTCCATCCTGACCCAGCGATCCTTTCATGGCCGACATCCGCGCCCAGGTAATCATTGACGGCGATCCGCGGGGCCTGCGCACGGCGCTGGCCCAGTCCGAGGCCGATCTGGCCAAGCTCGACCAGACCGGCAAAAAGGTCGACATCCTCGCCACGGCGATCCAGAACGCCAAGGACGCCCGCGCGGAATTCGTGCGCACGCGCGACGCCGCCCAGGTGCTCGACGAACAGCTCGCGCTGGCCCGCGGCGCTGGCGCCGGCAAGGACGCCATCAAGCTGCTGCAGGCCGAGCTGAAAGACGCCAGCCGCGAGCTGGCCAGCGCAGAAAAAGCGTGGGACAAGAACCGCGAGAAACTCGACCAGGCGCGCGCCGCCGCGGCTGCGGCCGGTGTCGATACGCGCAATCTGGCCGCCGAGCAGGGCCGCCTGAAGACGGAAACCGAAGCGGCCGCCGCGGCGGTGGCAAGGTCCGCCAAGGCGCTCCAGGACGCGGCCATTGCCGCCCAGGAAAAGATCGCCCAGGATCGCGCCGCCGCCGCCGAAGAACAGCGCCTGGCGCAGATCGTCGAAATGAATACGAACCGCCAGAAGCTCGCTGCGCGGGAACTGCTCGAGGCGGAGAAACGGACCTATGCCGAGGCGGAAGCCGCCGCCCGCCGCGCCGCCACCGCGCGGGAGGAGGAGGCGCGCGCCATCGAAGCCTTCACCGCCCGCACCAAGAAGGCGCTGGCTGATTCGTTCTCGGCGGTCGGCATCCGCGGCAGCGCCGAGATTCAGGGCGAAATCCTCAACATTCAGCAATCACTGCTGAAGCTCGGCGCCAGCGCCAAGGTATCGGGCGCCGACTTCGACCGCGCTTTTGCCGAAGCGAAAACCCGTATCGCCGCGCTCGAAGCCGAGATGGCCGGCACGCTTCCCGCGATGAACCGGATGGAAGCCGGCGCGAAAGGGCTGAAGGGCGAGCTGGGCGCCATGGTCGGGCAACTCGCTGCCCTGGGCGTGGCGATGCAGGCCGGCCGGATGTTCGTCGACGCCAACGCCCAAGCCGAGAGCCTGACCCGCACGCTGACCCAGCTGGCCGGCAGCAGCCGCCAGGCCGCCGCCGAGATGGAGTACATCCGCGGCGCCGCGAACCGCCTCGGCCTCGATGTGCAGGATGCCGGCAAGAGCTACACTCAGCTGCTCGCCGCGACCAAGGGCACCGCCCTCGAGGGCGAGGCGGCCCGCCGCGTGTTCGAGGCGGTGGCCGGCGCGATGGCCAGCCTGGGCAAGAGCAGCGCCGAAACCAACAACGCCCTGCTGGCCGTCAATCAGATGGCCAGCAAGGGCACGGTGCAGATGGAGGAGCTGAAAGGCCAGCTCGGCGAGGCCCTGCCCGGCGCACTCAAGGCCGCGGCCAATGGCGCCGGCCTGACGGTGGCCGAACTGACCAAGATGATCGAGACCGGCGGCGTGCTGGCCGAAGACCTGCTGCCGGCGCTGGCCAAGGGCCTGCGCGACATGTACGGCGTGGGCAAGGCCGAGAACGACACTTTCACCGCGCAATGGGCGCGGATGAAGAACAGCGTCACGGAACTGTTCGTTGCGGTCGGCGAGGCCGGCCCCATGAAGGTGCTGAGTGAAGCCGTAGCCTTGACCGCCTTCGAGGTCAAAGGGGCGTCGATTCTCTTTGGCGCACTGGTCGGCAAAGTCAGCGAGCTGTTTGGCGGCCCGCAGTGGGACGCTGAAAAGGCCCGTAAAGCCCTGGAGGATGTCGCGCGCAGCAGCGGGCTGCTGAGCAAGATTTTCGATTTGACCAAGGAGTCAGGCTCGCAGCTGGGGGGGGTGATGCGCGAACAAAGCGCCAGCGCCTTGCAGCTGCAGTCCGCGTTCGAGAAGGCCAATTCCGACATCTCGAAGCAGATTACAAACCTTGAAAAGCTGGCCGCTGCCCGCAAGGCCGAAGGTGATGCCGCGGCACGGGCCTCGCAACTCTACGACACCGAGTCGCAGCAGCGCCGCGCCACGATCGCCGCCGCCGAAGCCCAAGAGGCCGCGATGCGCCGGATTGCTGAGCAAACCCAGTTTGCGGTGACCCTCAAAGAGACCGAGCTGGCGAAAGAACAAGCGCTCGGCGCAGAGCGGGGACGTCAGGTAGCAACCGACATCGCCAATACAAAAGCGATGATCGATAGCCTGCAAGCAGAGGCCGCCAGTCGGGGCCAGGCGTCAGCCGCGATCGAGCATCAGATTGCCGAGCTCGAGGCCTATCTCCGGGCGCTGCAGGCCGAGCGCCTTGGGATGGGCGCCGAGTCCGAAGCCCGCAAGAAGAAGATCGAGGCCCTGCAAGAAGAGATCGAGGCCAAGAAGGCACTGGCCGACAAGGCGCAACAGGAGGCCACTGCGGCCCACGTGGCGACGCTGGCCGCGCAGGCCGCGGCCGAAACTTACAAGGATCACGCCAAGCAAGTCTATGCGCTGCGCGATGCCCACCAGGCCGCCGCCGCCGCCTTCGAAAAAACCGGCGAAGCCTATGTAAAAGGGATCGCCACCGAGCGCGAACTGACCGCTGCGAAAGAAGCGGCGCAGAAGGCCCTGCTGCTCTACCGCGACGCGCTGGCCGACGCCACCGCCGCCGCCGAGCGCCACGTGGCCGCCGAGAAGAGCGCCGCCAGCCTGCAGCAATCCGCGCTGCAGAACGATCTGTATCGCGCGACCACGATTCTGGAAATCGCCAAGCAGCGCGGCAACGAAAAGGACATCGCCGAGGCGCAGATCAAGGTGTGGCGCATCGAGCTGGAGATCGCCGACGCGCAGGCCCAGGCCGCGCGCCTGGAGGCCGAGGCCATGCTGCTGGTCGCCAAGGCCAAGCGCGCCCAGCTGGAAGCCAGCGGCGAACTGACCGAGGCCAAGAAAGCCGAACTGGCGCTGGCCGATGCCAACATCAAGGCCAAAAACCTTGAAGCGGAAAAGTACGACCTGATCGCCGAACGGATGCGCAAGCTGTCCTACGAAACCAACGAACTGAAGTCCAGCTTCGGCGAACTCTCGCAGACCGCCGATGAGGCCGCCACGTCGGCCGATCGCGCGGCCGGAAGCTATGACCGCCTCGCCTCGTCGATCCGCAGTGCCGGAGAGGCAAAGGACGGCTGGGCGCGCGATGCGGCCGGCAATGTCGTCACGGTCGGGACGGACATCAAGAGCCTGTCCGTGCAGCGCACCACCAGCCCCGAACAGGCGCAGATGTTCGAGCAGCTCTACGGCTATTTCTACACGAAGCTCAAAGCCGATCCGCAATTTACCTCGAGCACCCGCGGTTTTGATTCACGCGCCGCCGAAGAGGCCGCCGCCAGCGCGACCGCCCTTGAGGTGCAGCGGCGCAGCGCCCCTTCTGTTACTCAAGGGCCTGGCGCCGGCTTCGGATATGGCACGCGCGACGGCGGCACCGTGACCCTCAAACTCGATCTTGCCGGCCGCATCACCACGGTGCCCGGCGTGCCGGCCGACGCCGCCCGGCAGATCACCGATGCGCTGCGCAATGCGCTGGAGGCCCAACATTGAGCACGACACTGACGGACGGTGTAAGCCTCCTCACCCTGCCCGATGACCTGGTGCGCACTGACGAGCACGGGTTCAGCCCCATCCGTCAGGCGGTGACGCCGACGCTGACCGGCGCGCTGTGGATCGATGTGTCCGTGATGCAGGCCGGCGAGCCGATCACGCTGCGCGGCGGCCAGGATGGCGCGATCTACTTCGGCGACATCAGCCGGGCGGCCTTCGCGCAATTGCGCGCCTTCGCCGACGTGCCCGGCCAGGTCTTCACCTTGAGCTTCCGCGGAGCGGCCTATCAAGTGGTGTGGCGCCACGACGATCCGCCGGCCCTCGATGCCGTCGATCTGATCGACTACACCGACCCGGCCAGCACCGACCTCGTCATCCCCACGCTCAAGTTCACCCGCATCGCCTGACGGAAGCCCCCTCATGCCCATCCAGTCCAGCAACCTCAAGTTCTACCTGTCGTCGGTGCGCAACCGCTCACCCCTCAACGGTGGCATGCCGTCCTCGGTCGAGATCGTCGACGGCGCCAGCAACCAGATTTTTCCGGACGTTTCCGAGACCGCCCGCGCCGGCGGTGACGTCGAGTTCGCCAAGATTTACCCCGCCGTGCGCACCGCCGACACCTCAGCCCTGCTCGGCGCCAATCTCGTCGTCTCCGAGCCGCCGGCCGATGCGGCAACGTCCATCATGATGCTGCGCGCCGCCTCGGTCACCGAAACGCAGTCGGACCTGATCGCCCGGCTCGGCGGGGTCTCCGGCGCGCTGACTGCAACGCAGCGCAGCAGCATCAACGACGGCGCCTATCTGTTCGCCTACATTCCGCCCGGCAGCTCATATAGCATACGGTGGGAGTTCGCCGGAACCTTTGTTGATGCGTCTGGCCCGTTGATCGGCTCTCCTCCTGTGGCCGGCAGCAATGGCGCTTTCTGCTTCATAGTCAATTCCAACGTTTTCGGTGTCGCGCTGACCCGCTTCATTTCCGGCGTCACGCTGACGATGGTCGATTTCTACAACTCGACCGCCGTCCAGGTCGAGACATTCACCATCGCCCGCGCCGTCAAAGCGGGGTCCGGAGGCGCGGGGGTCTATGCGCTGTTCCTCGAATTCAGCGCGGCCTCGGCCTATTCCTCGTGGGGCTTGGCAGACTCGTTCTGGGCCAACGGCGCCAGCGAATTCGGCGCTTACTTCATCGAATCGAACATCGCCTCCGGGCTGTCGAAAGCGAGCTTCTTCGGCGCCTCCCGCCTGACGTCCTCCGCGTCGCCGGCCTCCCGCGTGCTCAATGTCGCCGCCACCCGTGCCGGGGTCATCCCCTCGGCGCTGGCGACCAGCCCGGAGGCGGAAACGGTGCTGGGCTTCAAGCCGGGCCTGTTGTCCAAATCGATCGACGGCAAAGAGCCGATCTTCGAGGTCGGGCGCTATGTCGTGCTGGGCAAGGACATCGTGGACGGGCCGACGAGCTATTCGCCCAGCGTGATCACGCTCGGTGAAGCCCTGCTCAAGCGGGTCAAGATCGTCGGGTACAACGGCCAGCCCATCACGTCCGGATGGACGGCCGACCTCGACACCGGCACCGTCACCATCACCAGCGTCAGCGGGTGGAGCCTGCCGGCCCGCATCGTGGCCCGCGCCGAGGACATGGCGATGATTACCGCGATGAGCTCCGGCACGCTCACCCTCGGGCGCGACCTGACCCGCAGCTATCCCACCGGCTCGGCCGTCTCCGCCGCAATGGTGCTGCAGGACATTTACGCCAAGACCACCGCGCTGTTCGACCAGCAGACCTGGACCGGCGTCTGGCAGGACAGCGTGGCCGGATCGGCCGCCGGCGCCGAGTACAACGCTGCCGTCTATCCGCTCCAGGTCACCAACGAGCACGCCATCACCGAGCGCTGGCGGATCACCTTCACGTCGACGCTGGCCTTTACCGTGATCGGCGAGCACGTCGGCCAGATCGCCGCCGGCGACACCACCACCGACTGCGCGCCGATCAACCCGGCCACCGGCGGCCCGTATTTCACACTGCGCGCGCTCGGCTGGGGCGGCGGCTGGTCGGCGGGCAATGTGCTGCGCATCAATACCGATGGCGCCGCGCCGCCCGTGTGGCTGCTGCGCTGCATCCAGCAATCCGCCGACACGCTGGCCTCCGAACAATTCGAGATTGCGCTGCGCGGCGGCGTGGATCGTCCATAACCCGCAGGAGCATTCATGGCCCTCGTCAAATACTTCCACTCCGAACTCCCCGGCGCGCCGGTTCTCTCCGGCACCGCCGGCAGCCGCATCGCCGTGCTCGACGCCTGCCTGGTCAGCGGCTGGGGCCTGCTCACCGCCACCGCGGCCAGCGTCACGGCCGGTGTGTGCACCGTCACCTTCGCCGGCACCCACAGCTTTGAGCCGCTCAGTGTGGCGCTGATCGCCGGCGCCGGCCCGGCTGCGGTCAATGGCGAGCAGCGCATCACGGCGACCAGCACCAACACCATTTCGTTTGCGGTCAGCGGCGTGGCCGACGGCGCAGTGTCGGGCACCATTACGGCCAAGCTCGCCCCGGCCGGCTGGGTCAAGCTCTCCGGCACCAACAAGGCCGCCTACAAGAGCGGCAACCCCAGCGCCTCGCAGTGCTGGGCGCGCATCGATGACACGGGCACCACCTACGCCCGTATCCGCGCCTACGAGACGATGAGCGATGTGGATACGGGCACCGGCCCCACGCCAACCGATGCGCAGAATAGCGGCGGGCTGTATGTCGGGGCCTCCAACACGGGCAACCTTACCCAAAAAAAATGGATCGTCGTGGCCGACGACAAGCGCGTGTGGCTGTTGATTGCACGCTACAGCGCGTACACCACGGACTACGAGGCCAGCTTTTTTGGGGATTTCCCCAGCCTCAAGGCCGGTGACGCGTACAACTTCGCGCTGGTCGCCGAGACGGCCGACGTAACAAGCGCCAGTTCGGTAGGGGCTGGTGCGCCAGGCCAGAAAGAGGCGACCGCCGGCGTCTACATCATGCGCAGCTACAGCCAGCTCGGCGCATCGATCCCGGCGATGCTGCGTAAGCCGGGGCTCGAGGTCCAGAGCGGGTCCGTCTCTTTGCCGACCGGCCCGAATCCGATCAACAACGGCATAGAAGTCTGCCCGACCCTCCTCTTCGAGCAGAGCGGCCCGACCGCCAACCGCCGCGGCGAGCTGCCGGGGCTGTACGGCATCCCGCACTCGCTCGGCTCGGCGTATGACTCCAAGTCCGTGGTCAGCAGCGTCGCCGGCCTGCCTGGCCATAGCCTGCTGTTTGTGCGCTATCTGAGCAGCGCGGCCACCAACGGCTACCGCTACGCCATTGACCTGGGGCCGTGGGAGTAAGGCATGGCCTATACCGGCGTCAACCGCCCCCTGCTGCTGTTCAGCGACCCTATCTCCGGGCCGCCGGCCGTGCGCGCGCTGCCCCGCCTGCAAATGTCGCGCGACCTCTCCGAGATCGGCGGCGACGGCCGCATCGCCGGCACCGTCAAGGTCGATAGCACGCCGGATTATCCGGTATGGCGCCGCGTGCGGCTCTTCGCCAAGCGCGACGGCCGCCTGGTGCGCGAGATGTGGTCCGATCCGGTGACCGGCGCCTATGCCTTCGACTACATCAACCGCGCGCTGCAGTACGTGGTGATCGCCCACGACCACACCGGCGCGTATCAGGCGGTCGTGTCCGACACCCCGACCGTGGACCCCATGCCGTGACCGACCTGCTGTTTGCCGGCGTGCTCACCGGCAGCCCGCATCTTGTCTTCGGCGGGTCGGTCGCAGCGCCGCCTGAAGTACTGCCTGATGACACAGTCAGCATCGGCAGGGCGTGCGGCTTCGAAGCGGCGGCGGGCATGGGGGCCAGCCTGGCGCACGTCGCCGAGACCGCTCAGGCCGCGTCGGCGGCGGGGGTGAACGGCTGGCAGGCCGCCGCCCCCATCGGCACCGCCGCGGCAGACCTCAGCCGCAGTGCCGCGCCGGTCACGCACGGCTGCGCGGACGTCGCCTCCGGCGCGCTGTCGCACGTGGGGCATGCGGCCATGGCCTGGCAGTCCGCCGACCGCCTCGCCGGCTATGGCCGCGCAGGCTATGGCATGGCCGCACCGGTCCGCGGTGCCGCCGCGAACCGCTGGGCGCCGGCCGCGTCGATCGGCCTCCCGTGCCGGCACGCCTTCCAGGCCGCCCGGCCCGCCCACGGCGTGACGCGCCCGCGGCTCTGGCACGCCCGGCCTGTTGACGCCGGGCGGGTGGATCGACAGCAGGCCGCCATGCCGCCCCCGCCGGGCCTGTGGCTGCCGTCGCCGATTCCCCCCACGCCGCCTGTGCAGCACCCGGTCAATCTGCTGTTCCGCGCGGCCCTCGACCACACGACGCATCTGCTGTTCGGCTACATCGGGCCGGGTCCGGTGGCAGGCGCCGTCGTCATCCCCACGCTGAGGGTTTACATCGTGATCAACGCCGCATCCCTTCGCCGCGTCAGCAATAACCTCAGCCTGCCCGTCTCAAACATCTCTATCTCGATCGACACGGCGGGGGCGCACTGGACCTGGTCGGCGGTCGTGCCTTTGTCGGCCCTGGACGATCTGCAGCCGGCCGCGCCCGCCGAACCCGTCGAGCTCGAGGCCGAGCTCAACGGCCTGACCTGGCGTTTGCTCGTGGAGCGGATGCGCGAAACCGAGCGCTTCGGGTCCGCCTCGCTCCAGCTCGGCGGGCGGGGAATCGCGGCCGCGCTGTCGGAGCCGGTATTCCCGGTCGTGTCGCACGACAATGTGGCGGGCGCGCTGACGGCGCAGCAGATCGCGGATTTGGCGCTGTCGGTCAATGGCGTTCCACTCGGCTGGACGCTCGGCTGGCAGTGTGCGGACTGGTTGATTCCGGCGGGCGGCTGGGTCCATACGGGAACTCCGCTGTCGGCGATCGTGCGCTTGGCGGAGGCCGCAGGCGGGTACGTCCAGGCCGACCGCAGCGCAAAGACGCTCAGCGTGCTGCCGCGCTACCCGCTGGCCCCGTGGGATTGGGGCAGCGCGACGCCCGATATCGTTTTGCCGGCGTCTGCGGTCATTGAGCGCGGCGCCGAGCACATCGTGAGGCCAGGCTACAACGTGGTGTATGTGGCGGGGCCGGCGGCCGGGGTGCGGGCCCGCATCAAGCGCACAGGGTCCGCGGGGGATCAGGCCGCGCAGATGGTGGTCGATTCCCTCGTGACCCATGCCGATGCGGCGCGCGGCCGCGGCCTCTCGATCCTCGGGGATACCGGCCCCCAGCAGATGATTACGCTCGAGACCGGCATCCTGCCGGTGTCAGGGATCATCCCCGTCGGGGCCTTGATGGACTGGACGCGCGGCGCCACGTCCCGCCGCGGCCTGGTGCGCGCGCTGGCAGTGTCGGCGAGTGTGCCCTCAGGCGCCGGGCGCGATCCGGTGAGGGTGCGGCAAACGGTAACGGTGGAAAGCCATGGCTAGTCTGCTGGAGTACATACGATCCGCGGTGCCGTCGGCGCCGCTGCTGATCGGCGAGGTCGTCGCCGTCGATGGCGCAACGCTCAGGATTCAGCAGCCGGACGGGTCGCTGGCAATGGCCAGGGGGACAGCCACGGTCGGAGAGTCAGTGTACTTCCGGCCGGGCGGGGCCGTGGAGGGCCAGGCGCCGAGCGGCGCCTTTGTGGATATCGAGGTGTAAGAGAGACGGTGCGACCGCAGTTGGTGTTAGCGCACCAGATGTGGCCACCTCCCGCAGAGCAGGCCTGCGTTTGGCCAAGGCACCGCCACCGTGCACACGGCGGGCCAGAGGCTACCGCAAAAGGCTTTTTTACGTGGAAGAAATTCGTTGCGCGCAGTGCAATAAGAAACTGGCAGTGGCCGACGCCCGTCGGCTCGAAATCAAGTGTCCCCGCCGCGGGACGCTCTATCAGAAGGCCGCCGAGCCTCTAACCCGAGCCCCCCGAGGGCCCGGCAATTGGAGGCCACATGGCAAATCAGGAAGCGAAACCGAACCCTCCGGGTAAGAACGGCTTCAAGTACCGCGAGCAATACGGCGTGGTGGCCGTCTGCGACGACGCGGCCCACCAGGAGCTGGTTTATAAGCAGCTCCTGGCCCAAGGGCTCAAGCCGCGGGTGGTGGTCGTATGAAGCTCGCCGTCCGCAACACCTGCCGCGATTTCGACTCGTACCGTGCGGCACGGGTGAAATCCCTCTTCAACGTCGAGTCGGGCGCCGATTTCGCCCTCGATGCCGAGCTGCCCATCGAAGGCGACGACTGGCAGATCGGTGTCATCGTCGGCCCCAGCGGCAGCGGAAAGACCAGCCTTGGCCGCCAGCTCGGCCCGATCTACGCCCCGGCCTGGCCTACCGCCGCTCCGATCATCGACGCCATCAACCCCAGAGGCGACGTCAACGACACATTTGCTGCCCTCTCGGCCGTTGGGCTGGGCAGTGTGCCGGCGTGGCTGAGGCCGTTCAAGGTGCTGTCAAACGGGGAGCAATTCCGCGCCAACCTCGCGCGACTGGTGTGCGATGCGCCGCGCTTCGCGGTCATCGATGAGTTCTCGTCGGTGGTCGACCGCCAGATCGCACGGGTCGGCGCCGGGGCGTTCGCCAAGGCCTGGCGCCGCAGCCGCGGGCGGGTGGTGCTCCTCTCGTGCCACTACGACATCCTCGATTGGGTTCAGCCCGACTGGGTCTTCGATACCGGGTCGGGCATCTTCGAACGGGGGGTACTTCGGCGCCGCCCACCCCTGGAAATGTGTATCCACCAGACAGACTGGCGCCACTGGCCAGCCTTTGAAGCGCATCACTATCTGAAGCTGCCCCACATGATCGCCGCCACCAACTACGTGGCCACAATCGACGACCAACTCGTCGCCCATGTGGCCGTCAGCACCCGTCCGGGGCTTGTCGAGGCCCGCGCATGCCGGCTGGTGGTCATGCCCGAATGGCAGGGGGCCGGCGTCGGGATGCGCTTCCTCAACGCCGTCTGCCAGGCCTGGCTTGAAGGGCATAACCGCTACGGGCGGCCGCTACGGACGCTCTTTCACACCAGCCACCCCGGCCTCGCCGCGGCATTGCGTCGCGATCGCAACTGGACGCAGGTGTCAGCCGCGCTGGTGGGCGCCCATAAGGGGCGCAGTGCGGAGTCGGTCAATCGATCAGCCCGGAAAGCCGGACGCCAGGGGCCGACTGCCGCGGGATACGGGGGGCACTTCCGCGCCGTGCAGGGCTTCCGCTATCTCGGGGAGGCCGCATGATGCGCATCGTGATCGTAGGGCAGCAATGGTTCGGCGCCGAGGCCCTGCGCCTGTGCCTCCGGCGAGGCCACGAGGTGGTCAAGGTGCTGGCGCCGGCGTCGCCCCGTGAGGAATACGACCGCCTTTACGCCGCGGCCCGGCAGTCCGGCGTGCCGGCCGAGCACCGCGGCCGAAGGGTAAGCGCCGCCGATATCCCCACCGGCGTCGATGTGATCGTAGCCGCCCATGCCCACGCCTTCATCGACGCCGGCGCCCGCGCCGCCACCCGCTACGGCGCCCTCGGCTATCATCCATCGCTGCTCCCGAGGCACCGTGGCCGCGACGCCGTCCGCTGGACCGTTCACATGGGCGACGCCATCGCCGGCGGCACCGCGTACTGGATGGATGACGGCGCCGACACCGGGCCCATCGCCCGGCAGGACTGGTGCCACGTCCTGCCGGGCGAAACCCCGTCCGGCCTCTGGCGCCGCGCCCTCGCCCCGATAGGCCTTCGCCTCCTCGAGGCGGTCCTCGACGACCTGGCCATGGGCGTGGTGACCGCCAAGGCACAAGACGAGAGCCCGTCTACCTGGGAGCCCGCATTTAGCTCCGGAAGGCTCGCGGAGCCAGCCAGGACAAAGTAAAGTGCCGCCCAGCGTAATTTTCTTTCGCCACCCGAAAGCCCGCGGCCCGCCGATTATCTCGCCTCAAAATCGGCATTTATCGCGCGGGGCGTTAGCAGGGTCCGAACAAGGCCAAAACAGCGCTTGCCAGCACCCCGAAAAACCACCACTCTTGACCCCCGAAGACGTCCGTCAGAGACGATTCAAACTGGCTCCATTGTGCCGATCATCGGTGGCTCTATGTGGCGGTCAGTGACAGTGGATCTTGGCGAACATGGTGCGCGGCACATAAGGCGTTCCAACGTCGAAGCTCGGCAGGCTGTTGAAGAGTGCGGCCAGAAAGCCCATCGACTTCCCCTGCCCCAGTCCCCCGGCGTCGATGTAGTCTTCAGCGGACTTGGCGGATACGGCCGCTTTGTTGCTGCCGGCGAACAAATCCTTGACGAACGAACCCAGGCCACCCAGCAAGCCACCGGATGAACCCCCGGTGCCCTTCCCCATGACAGCCCCGAGAACCGAGTTTATTTCACCCTGAATTTGAGGAAGGATGGTGGCGCGGATGACGGTGGCTTCGATGGTCGACTTGAGCATTTTCCAGCCGTTTCGCCCACCGTGGAATATCGCATCGGTCAGGGATGCCCCGACGTCATCGCCAATCCGCTTCAGGTCGTCAGCCTCATCCTGAATGCGGCGGCGCTCCATGTCCCGCAAGTCCTTTGCCCCGGCCTGCTTGGCGATATCCAAGCGCAGGTCTCGCTCTCGCTCCAAGGTGGCGAGTTGATCTTCGGTGGCGCCGTTGGCCTTGGCGATGGCGACCGCCTCGTCAAGCCGGGCCGCCGTCACAACATTGATCTGTGCTTCGGTCAGGCCGTAGAAGTCGTTTTCTTTTTCGAGTTCGGCCAGCCGGGCACGCAAGGGCTGAATCGTCCGGCTGTACGCTTCGCGGACATTCGCTTCGCCGCGGGCGAGTTGCTCGGCCGCCGTTGCGGCTTCGTACTGGGACTTGATGACATCCCGCCAAGCTGCGGGCATCCGCTCCCATTCGGGCGATGACATGATCTTGGTTAGCGAGGCCTCGGCGCCGGCCAGGCCTAGGGCGCTGTTCGTCGCCGTCGTCTGGATATCGCCCAACGACTTAAGCGCATCGGCATAGCTCTTGGCGGCTTCCAGATCGGAACCCGCGTTAAGGTCGACGGAATTGGCACGGCCGGTTCCAGACTTGTCACCCTTCTGAATTTCGGCGATGCGCGCCTGATGAATCTTCAAGGCGTCGGTGTAGGCCTTGGATTTTCGGTCTAAATCGGAAGTCGCCTTGGTGAAGGCGTCAGTCTCGGCGGCGACGCTGGCAGCGGTTTTTTCATCCTTCGTGGCCTGACGCATATCTTTCAGGTAGGCCTTCAGCCCTTCCTGCTGCCGGGCTTGCTGCGCGGCAAAGTCTTCCTTGAGGTTGGGGAGCTTGATCCCTTTCCGCTTGCCTTCTGAAACGGCAAGTTCATCGATGGCAGCCCTGGTCCGGCCAAGTTCGCGCCGGTAGTCGGCAAGGGTTTGCGTTTGGAACGGATCGAGATAGCCGCCCTGTTTATTCTTGAGGGCTTCCACCTGCGCAAGGCCGTCCTGCACCCGCGAGAACTCCGCCTGAAGATTTTGGCGGACCTGTGCGGTATCGAACTTTCCGGCATTCACGGCGCCAAACTGAAAGCCGCCAATGGCAACAAGAATGTGCTTCACAAGGCCGGCTTCCGATCCAAGCTCCCGCATCGCCGCGGACGATTCATTCAAACCGCGTGTCAGCCATGAAAGCCCGCTGCCGCTCGCCCCATCGGAGAGCGAGCGCTTCCAGTCGTCCCAGGCGCTCGTCAGCCGATTAGTGGCCGCAACGAGGTTATCCGTCGCCTGGTAAGTGGCATTCAGTTCGGCGGCAAATCGGGGCAGGAATTCAGCCGCCGTGAGTCTGCCCGACTCCAGCAGCTTGCCTAGCTCCGCCGTGGTCAGCCCCATGGCCTTGGCTGCCAGATTGAACGCTCCCGGAATCCGTTCCCCGAGTTGCCCGCGCAGCTCTTCAGCCTGCACGGTGCCCTTGCTGATGATCTGCGAAAGCGCCAGGAGAGCGCCTTGTGTTTCATCGGAAGACAGCCCGAGTTGAGAGGCTGCCTTGCTGACGCCTTCAAAGGTTGCCTTGAGGGTGTCGCCGGTTATCCCGGTGCCCTTGGCCGATGCCGCAAAGCTCGCGTAAGCACTGGAGGCGGAACCGAAATCTATGCCCAATTGCCGGGTGATGTTCCGCAGATAGTCGAGTTCTTCGCCGGCCCGATTGCCGCTTGAGAAGTTGAGCGAGGCCGCCAGCTTCTGGGCTTCCATCTGGGCGGACTTCAGGGAGCCGGCGGTTTCGTAGAATGCGCCCGCAATCGCCAGCCCCTTCACGGCGTTGAATGCCCCGTTGATCCTGTCAGCAAATATCCGTGACCGACCTTCAATGTCGGCAAGATGCCGTTCCGCGGTGGACTTGGCGGAGGACCATCCGGCCGCCGTTTTGTCCTCGGCGGCTATTTCGTACAGGATTTTTTGGGCGGACATTATTTTCTTTCGTTCAGATGGCGGAGTCCTTCATCTTCCAGAACCCGAAAGTCCGCGAAGAAGTCAGGGGTACTCTTCATGCCGAGGGTCTTGCCATAAGCACGGCTGGCGCGTAGTCGATGCAGGTGAACACAAATCTGTCACAGTCCGGACCAATCTTCCACTGCGATTGAAGGGTTTCAAAAAGCCGTACGACGTTCCAATTTTCCGGCCAGATATGCAACATCTGATTGAAGCCGGACCTCTCCAAGCCAAGCGCGGCAAGCTGATTGAAGCCGGACCCCTCCAAGCCAAACGCGGCAAGCTGATTGAAGCCGGACCCCTCCAAGCCAAACGCGGCAAGCTGATTGAAGCCGGACCCCTCCAAGCCAAGCGCGGCAAGCTGATCGGAGGCCCATCCGGGTGCGGATTTATTCTCGGCTGCTATTTCGAGCAGGATTTTTTGAGCATTCATCATTTTCTTTCGTTCAGATGGCGGAGTCCTTCATCTTCCAGAACCCGAAAGTCCGCGAAGAAGTCAGGGGTAAACTCCATGCCGAGGGTTTTTGCCATAAGCACGGCTGTCGCGTAGTCAATGCCGGTAAACACAAATCTGTCACCACCCGGAACAATCTTCCACTGCGTTTGAAGCGTTTCAAAAAGCCGTACGACATTCCAATTGTCCGGCCAGATATGCAAGGTCTGATCGAAGTCGGACCTCTTCAAGCCAAACATGGCCAACTGATCGTCCCCAGGCTGCGCACTGCACAAGGCGGCGGCAGCCTCCATCAGTTTCCCAGGCGCGCCTGCCTGTTGGCTTCGAGATAGGCGTGAACGATATCGGTGGCCACATTCGGCGCGCTATCGAGCAGTTCGGCCACGGTTGCCGGCGTAAGCGGCACCGGCCGGCCGTTCTGGTCCTCCGCATCCCAGCCGACAACAATCTCCGAAATCCCGGATACGTCGGATTTTGCCAATGCACGTTCTGCCCATTCGCCAAGGGTATGAACACCCATGGGGCGGCATTCAAGGTTGATATCCTGATCCAGAGTTTGAAGACGGACGGTCACGGGAATTGAGGCGGGGGCGGACTTGCGGAAAATGAAAGACATGTTGAATGCTCCGGGTTGATGTTGGGTGAAACGCTGTCAAATCGTAAATGAAGCAATTCAGGGTTTTTCGGAAACCCCTGAATCATGAAGAGCCTATATCGGCGGCCGGTGGGCGGTGGGCTCGGTGCCGGGGAAATCATGGGTGTTTACTACCGCGGATGGGCTGACATTGTTAAGGGCGAATGGTGTCAGGGTGCGGGCGTAGGCCGGCAGGTGACGGGCAGGTGAGCACAGCCGGGGGGATCGGCCAGCCACCCCGGGCCGGCATCAAGGGCAGTGTGCAGACGCCTGAACGATCCGCAAAAAACCGGGGGGGCGTGGGATGGGCGCCAGACTGCGCAGGGCAGGGGCCGAAGGGTGGGAAGTGTTCCGATTGTTCCTACTTAGTGAACTGAATGTAGGAACAACATAGACCGTTGGAAAGCCGCGCCCCGCTTGGGTTTCCGGTTTCTGTTCCGAGTGTTCCGAGTGTTCCGAGTGTTCCGATTGGCTTTTGCTCTGCCGGGTCATAGGGCTTTCGCTTCCGCCTCAAGTCCCGCGGCAAACAAGGGAAGGGCCGGCGGCTCGGGCTCTTCGTCCGGGCTGGTGGCTTCAACGTCCGGCGCATCCTGCCCGCCTCCGGCCAGCCATTCGGCGTACTCGATCTTGAGCGCATCGACCCCGCTTTCCAGCAGCGCCGCCACGAATCCAGCATGGAAGCTCGCAAGGGCTTCGTACTTGTCGCGCCAGGTGCTGGCCTCGCTGGAGGCGGCCGACAATCGACGGCGCAAGGCTTGGGCATCTTCTGAGGCGATCTTGAACACACGGGCACGCAGCCGGGCCGGGTCGGTGTTCTGAATGATTTCGCGGGCGGCTTGCTGCGGATCGAGGGAGCCGTCAGGGAATGTCGATTTGATTTTTCCACTGCGGACCCAAACCGATACGGTCTGACGGCTTACTCCGGCCATCTTGGCAAAGGTCGCCTGATTCACCCGGATGCTGCGGGCCAGGTCCGCCGGATCGAAGGGGAGCGGCGCCGAAGTTGACGGGCGCAAGGGCGCGGGGCTCGGTGCTGGCGTGGTCGGGCTCGGTGTCAGTTTGTCATCCATGGTGCCACCTGTTCAGTAATTCGGTGATGCGCTACTTACCCACCCAAACGGGTGCGAATTACCCTCAATGGGTTGGGCTGAGGAGGACCCGCGGGGGGCCCGCCCCTTCGAAGGCAGCATGCCGCCGCCAGGCCGGGCAGGTCTCTCCCACATCAGCGGGCAACTGGCGCAGCGGGTGCCCTGGTCCGTAGGCCGGCGGCAGATCGTCACGCCCCCCGCAGTAGCCATCCGACAGGCCCGGCCGGCGCAGGCTCGCACACGTTCGGCATGACGAATCGACGGCTTTTTTATGCGGCGCAGATTGCCCTTTAACCCCACCCCCCGCCGGCTCTATAAATGACGTTTGATTGTGTTTTTCGTGTTCGCTTACCCTTGGCCTTTCAAAATCGTGTGGAACACTCGGAACATCGGAACAAAACCGCGCAAACCCAGACGGGGCGCGGGTTTCGGACGTTCCGACGATTTCGGAAAAAGCGGGTTTGTTCCTACATGTCGGATCGGAACACGGCTCTTTTGCCTCATTATTAGGCAGATTCGGGGCCGAATCTGCCACCAGTGCGGACCAGTCAATCATGGTCTTCACCCCACCCAAACACCGCCGGTTTTATGCAATACAAGCGGCTCGTGCCGTCCACTCCGGGCTCTCTCGCCTTGATCGGGATGTTCCGGCCGTCGCCATGCTCAAGCAGCCCCTCAGCAAGCAGCACCTTGGCCACCTGTGCCGGGTCAAACCCGTTGCACAATTCGCCCTTGAACACCGCCGGATAGATCAGATATTCAAAGACGTGATCGGGTTCGTTGAGGCTGGCGGTTTCCTTGGTCGGGCGCTTCCAGCCGGCCCGGTTCATCGTCCGCGGGGCGTGCGTGTCGCTGATGCTGGGGCGGCGCCAGTCTTCCAGGCGGGCGCCGGCATGGGCTTGAATCCACGCCTGCACCTGTTCCACCATCTTGCGTGGCTCGCGGTTCTCTTCACCGCCAAAGGCGTGCAGCCAGTCCTTGAACATGCGGAAAGCCGCCTTGATCGCCTCGCCTTGCGGCCAGTCGGTCAGCCCCCATTCGGTGGCCTTCTCGCCCGCGTAGGCCACCGCAGCGAAGCGGGTCGCCGCCCGGATCGCCTGTCCGCCGGCCTTGTCGCTGAGGGCGCGGTCGTTGAAGGCTTGTCGCAGTTCTTCGAACTGAGCGGGCATCGTGTCCCGCTCCCCGATCACACGGCGGATGAACTCGGGCCAGGCCGTGCCGTAGTGCTTGGCGGCGTTGCGTTGCAGGGTTTCGGAGAAGCGGGCGCCATCGGGCAGGCCGTGCAGCACGTCCCAGCAGCCGAAGCCGGCGCCGGCATCGGCGGGCAGCTCGCAGAAGCGCACCTCTTGCCCTGCATAGGCGCGTTCCTGGTTCTCTTCGAGGAACTGAGTCAAGCCGATTTCCCCGTTCGACTGGAACAGCAGCGAGAAGGCCGCGGTTTCCCGCAGTCCGCCGGCCGCCTGCCCGCGTCCCTTGCCCTGCCCGCTGGTGAGCATGTAGGCCGCTTGGGCCACGTCCCGCGGGTTGCCGGCCTGCTTGAGTTCATCGAGCAAGAGTGGCGCGTCACAGTGCCCGGCGGCAACGCCTTCGATTGCCGTTGCCGTGAGCAGCCATGTCCGGCGGTAGGTCGCCGGGCCGCACAGGCTCGCCGCAGCGTAGAGCAGGGCCGACTTCCCCAGGCTCGAACCGCCGGCCCAATGGAAGCCGCCTGATACGTTCGGATGCAGCCAGCACAGGCCACCGGCAAACGCGGCCGACAACGCGAAGATCAACCGGCTGTTGCCCACCGCCAGGGCGGCCACGTTGGCCCGCCAGTCTTCGAGGCTGCCGGCCTGCTTGAACTGGGCATGTCCGCTGCCGTTGGCCTGGTGCAGCCACAGTTCCGCCCCGTCTGGGGCGAGCGGATCGGCATCGCCCCCCAGGATGTAGGACCAGCGGCCGGGCTCGTCGACGCCTTCATGCCAACCGATGCGGGCGGTCAGGCGGGCACGGGCTGGCGGACGGGAGCGGTTCACGTACATCTTGAGCAGCCCGCCCTTGTTGTCGCCGATGAACAGGCCATGCGTGCGCAGCAGCCGGGCCAGCGCGGCGCCGTCGCCTTCGAGCATGTCGTCAGGCACCAGCACCCGGCGGCGGCGGCCGTCATGATCCTGAAAGGTGGCCAGGCGCTGCCAGCCCTCGCCGCGGGCGTCCCGGCACTGGTGCGTGATCTCGAGGGGGGCGCACACGAACTGTTCGATCTGTTCCCAGCCATCGCCGCGCTTCTCGACCTTCAGGCGATAGACGCCCCGGCCGTCGTTGCCGTCGCGCAGCTCGAACAACTCGCCGCCCGGTGCCGGTGCCTGCCCGGCATTGGCCTTGCCCCTCGCTTTCGAGCGGGTGCGCTTGGCGGGCTTGTCGGGTTCGTCAGCGGATGGAGCAGGAGGCGCAGCGGGGGCCGTTTCCGGCCCGCTGGCGGGCGTTTCAGCTTCGAGCATGGGGGAAGGTGCATCGATGGGCGTTTCATCGCCCTGCGGGGCGGCTATCGCGGCCGCAGCCTGCACGATACCGCGCACCGCATCGAGGCCGGCGAGGCTGGCCAGGTCGTTGAAGTCGGTGGCGTTCGCGGGGCGATCCGGGCCGAAGACCGGCACCGCCACCGCTGCGCCCACCGCACGGGCCGCGGCTTCGGCCTTGCTGCGGCCAGGGTTGCCGGCGGTCTGGTGATCGTCATCGGCGCAGATCACAAAGCGCACCGCGGGGTGCACCTCGCGCAAGGCGCGGGCAACGGGCTCGAGGCTGCCGGCATCGAAGGCCACCGCCACCGGCCAGCCGGTCGCCTGGTGAATGCTGGCGGCCGTGGCGTAGCCTTCGGCCACGCACAGGGGCGCGCCTTCGGTAATCTCGCCGATCAGATGGAACTTGCCGGCCTTCTCGCCGCCCGGAAGAAAATCCTTGTCCCGCCCGTCCACCTTGTCGGCGTAGATCGCTTGCAGGCTGTGCAGCGTGCCCGAAGGGCTGCGCATCGGCACCAGCAAGGCGCCCGGAATGCGCTCTTCCCGCCATTCACCGGGGCGCAGCTCCTGCCACTTCGGCCAGGCGGCCACCCGCAGGCCGAAGGACGGAACGCCCTTGCGGAGCAGGTAAGGGTGATCGTCCGGCGCCGGCTTGGCACCGTTCCAGATCGCGTTAGCCTTGCGGCGGGCCTTCTCCCGTTTGGCCTTGGCTTCGGCCTCGCGTTCGGCGCGTTGGGCTTCCACGCGGGCCCGGTGGGCGGCTTCTTCCTCGGGGGTAAGCTGGCGGCCGATGTCGGCCTTCCAGTTCTCCCACTCGAGCCCATCCTTGAAGTTCTGGAAGCCCCCGGCCGGCACGCCGTCGAGGTGCAGCAGATAGGCGCCGTCCTTCTTGCCCTTGGCGCCGCTGGCCAGCTCGCAGCGGTGCAGCTTGCCGTCAGCGTCGAGGTGATCGGGCAGCAGCAGCCCGCGGGCCGCAGCAGCGGTGCGGAATTGGTCGAGTATGGAAGCGGTATCGATCATGCCGCCCTCACACGCGCATTGCGTTGGACATGGCCACCGGAGCCGCGTCTTTGTCAGGCGACACGATGACGGCACCGTATACGGTCGTTCTCACGAAAACCCGGCAGCCGCACAGCACAGCATAGTGCGCCCGCCGGCGCTCGTTAGCGCGAGCGTGAGCGATGGCGGCCGGCAGCAGATTTTCGAGGAGGGCGAGGCGTTCGGCAGGCGTGACGCGAACGTCCGCTGCTGTTTGGGCAGCGCGGGCCCGCTTCAGCACACGGCGTAGCGTTTTGGTGATGTCGTCAGGGGTGCGGGTCATTGCCAGGCCTCCCCGCGAAGCGCCTTGCACAGTTCGCCAACATTCCGGGCCGTAACGGCTTCGGCCAGCTTGCGCGGAGCGGTCAGGGCGCACTGTTTTACCCGGTGCCAGACGGTGGCGAGCAAGCAAGCGAAGAGGGCCGCGTCGGCGCTGCGGAATTGGTCGATGATGGAGTCGGTATCGATCATGCCGCCCCCGCTGGTTTTTCCACAGTGCCGACAAACCCGGCGAAAACGTCAGGATATGCGGCGCGCAGTGCCTTCAAAGTCATGGAGGCAAACAGGTCTTCAGTCACCGTGCCGGAGTCGCCTAGCCTCATCGTGATGTACTGCTCAGGCCAAGCCGATGCGGAGCAACTCACTTCCGCACAGAGAAAGTGAGGGCCGCTGCCGTCGTCGGGGTCGACCCCGCCACTTGTGGGCCACGCCATGAACTCAATTCCGAGTGATTCCATTCGGAACCACCAGCCGACGTGCCGATCATCAAATTCAACACCGATTTTATGAAGCCGGCCATCCATAACGGCATAAGTCATTGCCAGGCCTCCCCGCGAAGCGCCTTGCGCAGCTCGCCAACATTCCAAGCCGTAACGGCTTGGGACAGCTTGCGCGGAGCGGGCAAGGCGGACTTCTTGACGCGGCGCCAAACGGTGGCGGGCGAGCAAGCGAAGAGGGCCACCACCACGGGAAGGCGCACGTTTGCCGCATCGGGCAGGGCGTCGAAGTTACGGAGCGCGTCGGGAATCGATGCGGCGGCGGCATCGGTGAGGCGGAAAGCCGGCGGTGCCGACTGAGCGGCGCGGGGGCGTAGTTTCATTGTCCCGCCCCTTTTGCTGCGGGCTGAGGCGTGGTTAGCCGCTGGAGCGCATCGTGAGGCCAGACCAGCCGCCCATTCGGCAGCTTCCGCGGCCGCAATCCGAAGTAATGCCCATCACGCGAAAGCGCAGCCCGCAGGCTTTGCGGCTTGAGGTGAAGCAGCTCCGCAAGTTGTTCAGTGGTAATACCCATTTCGTTGAACTCCTATCAATCCGCCGCGGCGGCTTGGGATGCAGTTCAACAAAACGAGGAAAGCAAAGAAAATCTGAGGTGAATCTGAGGTGAATCCGAGGTATCAACGGGAAAAATCGGGCCTTTCACCTCATCTTATGGGTTCGGATGGTTGCCAGGGGCGGAGAGTACACGGCCGCCTCGCCCCATTTCTTGCGGCATCCTTCTTTGATTTTTTCGAGGTAATAGACTCCGCGGCTACCCGTGCTGCATTCTTTGATCCAGCTTTCACCGCGGTTAAAGTCGTGTTCCAGGCTCGGATAATGTCTAGACAACTGACTGACTATGGCAGCGCGTCTCATCTCGGTAAGTTGTGGCGGGCCGTCATCTTCGTTTTCAACATCCACGGCAACGGCCTCAAACCATGCGTCGACGTGGGCGCTTGGTGCTTCCTCACAGTTCAGCAGCCATGCGCGGAAGGCGCGGGCTTCGATCACGGGATAGGTGACGGTGCGCTCCCCTGTCTTGACTCTCTTCATGCGGGGCTTGGTGTCGCGCGCGCGCCAGTCATGAGAGCCCAGCGACGCGCTGCCCGCGGCGAGGCTAGCCCATACGTCGGGGACTTCCTCGTACACCGTTTCAGTTCGGGTGCGCTCCACGGCTGGCAGCGCGCCGGCCTTAATGTCTCCCTGCATCACGCGGAGTAGTGCCCTCTGATTGCTGCCGGCCCGCTTCTTTTCCTCTGTGCTGCCTTCCAATGGGTACTGCAAGCAGATCAGATTTTCAAGGGTGAATGCATCGGGCCAGCCGGCGGCGCGCTCGTCGGCCGTCAGGCAGACGCCACGCACATTAATTGCACGCGCCCAAGAGAGTCTGTTTTTCATGTGGTGCTCCATCGGCACCCATCGAATAAGGTGCCGCGCCAGCGGGGCGATGGTTTCCCCGTTTTCGGCTGGCCGACCTAGGCGCGGCGTGCTGCTCGGTTGATCTTCAGTTCATGCTGCACGCCCACGGATCGGCACGACCTTGCCGCCAGGCGCCACCCACTCCCGGCCCTCTTCGCAGGCCAGCAGGAACGACGCCCACAGCTCCAGGGCGGCGCGGCGCTCGGTCATGTAATCGTGTTGGTCATAGACCGCCACTAGCCCGCCCAGCGCGTGATTCAGGCAACGCTCGGCAATGAGCACGGGCACCCCCAGGGCCGCCAGGTGGCTACGGGCAGTGCTGCGCAGGTCGTGGGGGGTGAAGCGGCGCACCTTGTCGCCCAGCTCGTCGCAGAGCTTGTGCAGGATGTTGTTCAGGCTTCGCTGTTCGAAATGGCGGTCGGCGCCGCCGTGCTTGTGGTGCTTGTTGCGGGCCGGGAGCACGTAGCGGGAACCACAGGCCAGGACATGAAGGCTCCGCATCCATTCCACCGCACAGGGCGGCAGCGGGATGGTGAAGCCCTTGCCGGTCTTGCTGTTCTCGTCAGGAACGAACCACTCCGCCCGCTCAAGGGTCACGTCCTTCCATTCGGCGCGGGTCAGTTCGCCGATGCGCGTACAGGTCACCAACAACAGCTTCACGGACAGGGTGTTCTCTGTTCCGATGGATGGCAGGGCGGGCAGCAATGCCCGTAATTCGGCCTCGGTGAGCTTGAGGCGTTGCCGGCGGGGTTCTGGCTTGCCGCAGATCGCCGACACCGAAATGCCGGTGCAAGGGTTGGCCGTGACGACGTGGCGGGCGAGCCCGTGCTTGAAGATCTCCGAGAGGGCGGTGAACACCATCTCCGCCACGTTGGCAGAGCGGACGCCGACGCTTTCGAGCAAGGCCACCACGTCGGCGGTTGTGACCTCGCGGGCCGGTATCGCCCCCAGGCGGGCGGCAATCGGCCCTTCAATGTAGCGGCGCCGCTGCTTGGCGGTGCTTTCGGACAGGCGCGGAAACGTCTTGTCCATGTAGTCGGCGGCCAGCTCCCTGAACGACTTGGCAGCCGCTCGCTTGATTCGGGTTTGCTGCTTCTCCCGTGCTACGTCGGTGCCTTGCTGGATCTTGGCGCGGGCTTCCATAGCCAGGCCGCGGGCAACTGCCAGGGAGATTTCAGGGTAGCGCCCCAGGGTGAGTTCTCGCCCTTTGCCGTCGAAGCGGTAACGAACGATCCACGACCCGACCCGCTCGTGGGCCTGGTTGGCGGACATGGTGAAGCAGAGCCCGCCCCCGTCCGACTTGACGACCGGCGCCCCCGCCTTGATCCACTTTCTCAGCTCTATATCCGTGAGCTTGCCCAC